GACTTTAATGTTTGTTGGTCCTACTTTGTTAATGACATTATCGATTTCCAAAGTCATGTCAATACGCTTAGTTACCATTCCTCAGGCCTCCTTTTAGTTTTCTTACTTATATTATATAGGAAGTAGCCCATTTAATCACTTTCTTTTAGCCCAATAACTGCAGCTTTTAAAGTAAGAATACCTGGCTCTCCTACTCGTCCTTCAATGTAGCCTAATTCTAAAATTTCTAAGTCTAAGAGAGACCCAAGTAAATGGTCTCTCATATGTTGACTTACATTGATCTTATCTGAAGGTAATTCCGTGATTCTTTTAGGAGCATTCGCGGGAGTTTGCGATGGATCTACATCCCAGAATTCTTCTGGAACTGCCATCATTCCTCGCGGTAGACGCTCTTTTTCATCGTCTAATAAACCTCTATCAGTCCTTGGCATTACGTTTCGCGTCCCTTCTTTGCTGTCTTGCTTGACTAACTGTCAAACCTGCGGTATCTTCATCTGCGGGATCTGTGTTGTCTTCGCTGTTAGCGTCCGTATTATCCTTCTCAACGTAAGGATCTGCTACACTGTTCAGGAATTCAATACCTTTCTTAATACGGCTTAACTCACTTTGACCGTCTTCACCCGTGTATTTACCCATGTAAGTAGGCATTACACTGTACAAGTAGTTGATTGCTGTCTCAACAGATACGAATTTCTTCTCAATACCCATTGCAAAAGCGTTAACCAACTGTGTTACAGCAGTACTTTCAGTCATAACATCGCGTTCTACTATAGCAGGCCACGTAATGTCTGTGTCATAATCTTCGATGACCGTACCTTCAATGAAGCTACTTGCGTTGTACATATACAAATACATGCGCGCTAGCAGGATAAAGTCCGGCTCAAACATGTCTCGCTTCTTAGCTACTTTCTTAATCATAGGGGTCATCTGTTCTTTTACACTAGCTTTAGCACTATTGACTGCGTTACCGAAGACAAATTCAGGTGTTTGAGTCACATCTACTAAGCTCATGAACAAATAATCCAATAATTTTGAACTATCTGTCATTGTACTGGTTGCTTGGCTCAATTCAATAGTATCATCGGCGTTCCCCGTGATCAAAATCTCCGTGCCTTGCAAATTAATGTTAGCACTTTCGCCTTCAGCTAAGCTTTCCACGTCAATACCAAAGTTAATATTCAAGAATTCAGTCACATCGGCTACGTTCATGATCATTTTAGGAGCGGAATGGAGTTTATTATTGATCATTGAGTTAGACATTACATCATGGTATGCTTTAATGTAAGGTAATGCTGCTTCAATCTCTGAGTGTCCATATAATTCAGCTGGCTCTGCGTCATTTCTAAAGTGAATAATGTTAACAAAGCCCCATTTATTACGTTCTTGTCTAGGGTGCTGTTCATCGAACTCTTTATATTGTAGTGGCACGTCATTGCCATCGAAGTAAGTCTCAATCTTATCTGGCAAAATGGTCTCTACTATAATATATTCCCGGTCATCGCCATTCTTATCTGTGTACTCAACACTTGTTGTTACACGAAAGCCAATAGGGTTTCCCGTATCTGTGTCTAATACTCGGGTTACACTTTCTGGTGTTAGTACTTCAATAATAATATCTTTTCCACCGTTAGTATACAATTGGGCGTATGGGTGCTCTTTACGACTCAAACGTACATAACAATCAGCGTCCCGTAAACAATGACTGACAATCTTTTGGATCTCATCTTTGTTTCGTCTACGGAAGTCATCCAATAAAGACTGAGCACTTTCATCGTTGCTCTTCCAACTCGGAATGCCAATAAATCCTACTGTTGTATCAATAATAGGTTTTAATAATCCGGCACCTAAGTAATAATCCTCATTGGTATTATAATACAATTCTTTTGTCAGTTGGTAATTGGTTTTGCTTACATTCAACTTGTAGGTATCAATTCGTCCATGTAATCCTTTCCAAGGCCATCTTGTTTCTCTTAGGCCGCCAGAAAACATTTCTCCAACTACTTGTGTCCAACTTCTCTTTTTCTTTTGTGGTGTAGTTTCTTTTCTTAACCCACCAACGTAAATCGGCTCTGTCATATTAGTCCTCCTTAATGTAGCCTAATGCTTCGTAAAGCGGCTCCCTCTTTTGCTGTCATTCTCCGTGCAGGTCTATTACCAATAGTTCTTAACAAAATTTCACAAGCATCCAATACGTCATCGTGGTCTACATCTGGGTAACTAATAAATTCACTAATGAAGTCTTGGTTATCTGGGTGTACCCAAATTCTACGTGTTTCAAAATGGACTCCTAGAGCCTCAATACGAGCGATCTTCGCCCCATCCCCCATAGTAGTAGGGATCTGCTTAATCGGCAGCTGAGCACTAATGGCTGTAGCAGCTTGCGCTAAAGCTTTTTGGTATTGAACTGCTTCTATCCCAATCAAGATTGGTTTGTAGCGTTCATTGTACTCTTGAATCAATCGCAATTGTTCCGTCAATGTAACTCTGGCTTTAAATGTTTCTATAATAAACAAGCGCTGGCTCTTATGGTGCCAACCACCTACTTGAATACAGAAGAAGTCACTATCACCACTTTCCAATCGTCCGATATAATCCTTATCAGCGATCGCCGGGTCAATCCCTATATAAAAACTAAGCTGTTCAAATGGTGGGAGTGTTACCTCGTAACCACTTTGAGCAGTTCTACCATAGTAATTCAACCAAGCTGGATTTAACAATCTACCGGTTTGTGCATTCCGATTGTTCTGGAATAGCTTTTCAAATTTAACTGCTCCAACTGTTCGTTTCTTAGCCATCAACCGTTCGTAAGGCCAGCGTTGGCTTAGTGTGGTGTGAGTGCTTTCATCTAATGCTTTAATGTGTACATAAGTAAACTCTTCACTCTCGGATAAGACACAATACAAATCTAAGCGACTTTGTAAGGTACCAACCATAGCACATTTTCCGCCTTCAACCAAACGGCTAATTACCATTTCTGTAAACCAGTTGTAAATGCTTTCCCTAGTATTGACTGTTTGGCTATTAGTTAAGTCCAAAATATCATCACATATAATAATATCTAAACGTGCTCCGTTAATAGCGCCCCCGGCTCCTAAGAATTGAAAGGTTGGGTCTTTCGTTTGTCTATCTTTATCCCGCACTACATATCCTTCAGCCTGTGTCCACTTCTCATTAAAATCAGGCATCAAATATTCACCAAAATCTTCGTGCAGGCGATCATTGTGCTCAATGTGCCACATCAAGCGTCGACCAAATCGTTCTGCTTGTCGAGCAGTTCGTGAAAAAATACCCATCCGAATATTTCTATCATTAATTAAATTCCACAAAGGAAACACTTCACTAATCCAAGTACTCTTCCCATGCTCAATCGGAATGTGTACAATGGTCTGAGCACTTTCCATAACTGCTTGCATCAGTAGGTATTGATAATCCTCAGCATCCGTGTTCCATTGTTTATTATAAGGTCTCAGATAATACTCAGCAAATATAACTGGGTTAGCTCTAGCTAACTTGACCCTAGTCTCCTTAGGCAATTGTTCCATCTTATCCCGGAACTCAACTGCGGATGGTTTTAGTAATAACCGCGGAACGCGTAAATACTTTGCCATTACCTGCTGTACTAAGAAATTGTCACTTTCAGCCCTAATCTCATCTGTAATCTCATAATCGAAATCGACGGAGTCGACCTCCTCAAGGTTACCTTCGATCAACTGTAACTTGGGCTTATTAGAATCGCGGACCTTCTCACCATAATATTTATGTACCACGTCTCTCACCTCTCTTTATTCTTCTACTCTATTATACCCTACAATGCAGATAGTTGGTAGTATTATTTGTGTGTATTCGGGAGACCTCCGAAGGACCCAATGGGAGAAGAGGGGGTAAATTGTATATTTTTGGTGCAAAGACCTGCGCCCTCGCCGGCGTAAGTGCCCCGCACAAGTTTTTCAGGGGGGGTCGAACTTTGGCTTGAGGCAGCCCCCACTCAGCAGACCAACTCATCCAAACTTTATTTTCAGGCTCACCTAACTTTTAGTTTCAACTCAACCAAACAATTAATTCAAGTCAGCCCTAGCTTGTGTGTGTGGCGAGCGTGTGTGGTATGTTCGGCCCACCTAACTCTACTATCCATCTACACTAACAATCTATTATAGTCTACCAGACAATATAGTTAGGCTCACCTAACATTAGCTAGAGTTGATTGAGTCAATCATACTTGACAGTCTAGTTAGATTAATAATGACAAACGATTTAAATGGATCCACAATGCAAAACGATTTAGAATGTGCATTGCGAATGCATTGGTACTTACTTACCTAGACTGTCTAGACTTATTAAGACTATCAATACTTACTTACTTATCCAACCTAGCTACACTCTATACTTATATACTATCATAGTCTATCTATAACTTACCAGGGACAAAAGGCCCAGCTAAACTTTCCAGGGAAGAAAGAAACATTTTGCGGGACATTACTGGCAAGCCGTAGTATAATAAATATAGAGATAAGAGTTAGTAAGTAAGTTCCAAGCCAAGTTAAAAACTTTTAAACAAAGTTCGTGCCAAGGCAGGCAAGGTGTAGTATAATTAATATATAATAAAGAAGAGGAGAGATTCACATGACAAGATCAAGCAAGCAAAAATATTTATTCGTAAGTTTAACAATCAAAAGCTTGTCGGAGGAAATTGACAATTTATATGAAGCTTACTATAACTGGGACATTGATTACGATCGTGATCAAATTGCAAAAGTTGTTGAGGAAAAAGAGTTGAAGTTGGAAGAATTAATTGCAGAGCGCAAAGCAATCTTGAGAGGAGAATTATAATGAAAACAACATTAAACAATGGCTTGGTCGTAGAGGTTCCTAACACTCGTACAAAGGTTAAAGAGATCGAAATGGTAGCAAAAGTAATTAATGTGGACGTTGACAATTTAAATCGTAAGGAAGCTTTGGAAGTAGTTAAGAGCGAATTAGATAAACACCAACGAGTGCTTCTTCTAAATGCTCCAGCTAAGAAGGAAGTTAAATTAAGCCCAGCGCAATATAAAAAGCAATTGTCATTAGCGAAATGGGCTAATCAAGATTATGTCGCAGAAGCAGTTGAAGCTTATAACAATGGAGAAATTTCAAAGTCAGAAGCAATTCGACAATTACATTTCTTGAACGTACCAAATAACTTCATTGCAAAATTAGTCGGAGCTCGTTACCAAATGGTCTTCAACGTATTGGATCGCATGGAAGATGCAATGTCAGAAATGCAAGAATTTTAATTGATAGAGAGGCTCAACAGAGCTTGAGCTTCTCCAATGAATTAAAATTTAAATAAAGAAAGAAGAGATGAAAATGAAAAAATTAATCTTGCCAGCGAGCATCTTGCTCAACATAATGTTACTAGCGAGCGTCAACAGCTTGAGAAATTCAGCTGCGGAAGCTCAACAGGAACCGAAGGTCGTCACTAAAACTGAGTACGTGACCAAGGAAGTGGAAGTGCCAGTTTATTACGAAAAGGAAGTTGACTCGGGCGAGCACATTATTGAAAACGACAAAGTGAAAATTGAATACTTCGATCTAGATGATGGAGGCTTTGACATTCTATTCACAGCAAAAGAAGATTACAACGTGCTTCCAGTATTCACTCGCACAGATGACAAATTTTATCGCGACGCATATTTCACAGGAATGCAAAAGAACTTAGCAGAGATTCACGTAGACAACATGAACGAATTAAGTCCAGAGTTGAATTGGGACTTTAGCTGGGACAACGAATAATAAAAAGAGAGGCCTGGGTCGGAGTTAATCCGGCTCAGAGCTAAGGAGGAAATTAAAATGTTAACACACACTGAAAAGAAAAATATGACGATCGTAAGATCGATTGGGCAATATATTGTAGAGCATACTAAGGATCAACAAGGCTTCGAAGATTATCTAGAAGATGAAATGTTCCTTCGCGATTGCCGAGAGCTATTGCAAATGGCAGAAGAAATGCAAGCAGAGCGTGAATCGAAATTGGAGGAGAGCGAATATGAATAAGCGGGAGATTTACTTTAAAGCGCTCGAGGCAATTAAACCGGAAGAGCTGGTTTGGAAGAGCTACGAAGAAAATGAAATCTTGAAATGGGAATGGGCAGGTGCAAGAGGAGATTCGATCGGAGGGAAATTATTCTTCCGAATCGATCCTGTGACCAATGTCTTCGCCATGATGGGAATGGAAATTATAAATGGGTCGAACATTGATCGAGAGCCGATCTATATGACCATGATCGAAATTGAAGAACGGTCCCGAAATATGGACACGATCATAAAGTACCTGCTAGAATATATGGGGGCCTAGGGCCTCCTTTTTTATTGCTGTCAAATTGGGCCAAAAGTACCGGGTAAGCCTCGGGCCAAAATGCCCAGGTTAAGTTGGTAGGAAATGCCCAAAAAAGAGGTTCACCGAAGAAGAGGTCCAAAAGGCCCGTAGAGGGTACAAAAGGATTAAATTGCAGGCATAGTACGGGACAAAGTTACCGAAAAAGCCCTGAGTTCATTGGTCAAGTAGTTCTGTGCCTAAGTTCTTCTTCTTCAACCTATTTCTACTGATTCTTATTAAATCAACGTATATCTCGCTCTACAAGGTTGAATCGAGAGATCGCCACAATTAATGTCGGAGATACTTATCGCGCGTCAAATCGCTTAAGAGACACAAAAAGGATAAGAAAAAACACATCCAAGTATCAGATGTGTTTACGTAGTTATTCTTCAATTGGTTCTGCGGGTTTCGGGGTTAGGATATTATTGATCTCATCCAGCATGTTCAAACTTGAAGAGGAAATCTCAGAAGTGTTTTGAGTTGAATCTGCTGTTTGATTCACTTGAACTGCTCCATTGCCATTAATGCTTATTCCTACGCCTGGATTTGTTTTAGCTGGCTCGTCCATTTTCATCGCAGTACTAACTAAACTTGACAATGCATCGATAGCTTCAGTGAACGTAACCAAGTCGACATTATTGACATCGATCTTAGTTAAAATGACTTCTTGCATTTTTGGAATTAAATCTGACCAAATCGAATTCATTACCATCGTCTTATTTGCTGCGATCGTTTGTTGCAATTGGGTCAAAGCTAACTCTGTTTGATTGACATCAATTATCGCCTGCGGAATATCGTTGCCAACTCTTGTCTCGGCTTTTTGCAATGCATTTTGAACTTTGTTTTCCTCAGGCTCTTCGAAATATTCTAAGATCCAAGGAAGCATTTCTTTATGCCTCGAAATTTGCTTTGGCGTAAGTTTTAAATTTTTCTTACCAGCGAACTCAATAATTTCTTTATAAGTTCTACCCGCTTGAATCATCCCATTAATATCTTTCATAAAGCCCGAATTGGCTATGCCAGAAGTGTTTAAGTAACGTGCGACTTTAAGCTTCTCTTTTTCAATATCTCGGAATTGATTATCTAGGTCGTTTTGCTTCACCTTTAGTTACCTCCTTCTTTGCATACCTTCGGTACAATCTTATATTCCTATTATAAAGTATCTCCAAAAATTAAGCAACACGATAAGTACCTTGGATAGGCATTGTATAATGCGATTTAAAGCGATTTAAAGCTTATCAACATAGATATATGACTCTTATGTTTAATAAGTTTAAATCGCTTTATATTAGCGCATATTCATAGTTAATTTAACAACAGTTCTGGCAATTAGCTTAGTTCGCTCTAAAGCTTCGACATATTGACCTGATTTAATTAAAGGCTCAATAGCAGATGTAAAAATATCCATCTCCGAATAATTAGGTTCACGCCCAATATTATGAATGCAGTGATTGGTAAACAATATCGTCAACTGCTTTCTCATATATCTGTGATCTAACCAGGTACAAATTTTATCAACTAATGGTTGTAATGCTAGCAAGGACAAAACTAAAAGTAGTCCAGTAATGAAAATCGTTTGAACTATAGTTTCGGCTATGCCCGTCATAATATAACTTCACCATTTCGATCTGATTTTTTGCAAGCCACTACGATCGCTTCAACAAAAGCAATTAAGCCAGGAATAAGCGTCCAGCAGAAAACTAAGTACAAAATACCTAAGCCAGTTTTTCCAGAATAGAATTTATGAGCACCTAAGCCACCTAAGAATAAAGCTAGCAAAACATAAACTACTTTGTTAACCCTTTTTTGACCAATTGCATTGTAAGCTCCGCCATTGCGATTGTTATCTAAAACGACGTGATCTCCTTCATCAGAGAAATAGACAATGACGCGATCTTCCAATTCAAAGTCTTTAACCCGTTTTGGACCTACTTGAACAAATTGAACGCCACCTGAATCAAAAGCTACTTTCAAAGTGCCTTGAACAAAACTCGATCCAACAATAACTCCTGTTTCTGGTGCCCGTCCTGCAATATAATTATTTCCTGCTTTTTCCATAATATACCTCTCCTTTGATTTCTTCTATATGCATAATTTCTGTTACTGGAAATGGATTATCTTTCTTGAGCATTCGAATCGCTTCCTTCTTGTCACGAGCAACAATATGATCAGCGTTTAAAACCTCGGTTAAAGAAGAATCGATTCGACTGCGGGATTCCTTGAAGACTAAACTGAATCTAGGCATTTTGCTTGTCCACAAAATTCATCAGACTTTTAATTCCACGACCTCGCTCTTTTGTCTTTCTTTCGATCCAAGTGCCTGTCGATGACCAAAAGTCAACTACTACGCCATTTTCGCAGGCAATAACGATTTGGTAAGTATTTGGATGTACTTCGAAATCATACTCTTTGCCTTCAAAAGTTTTCATTGCATTGGTAAAATATTTTTCACTTCTGTTTTGCTTTTCTTCCTTTAAGATAGGTTTGACATCACGCCAGTATTCTCCCAATTCACTCATGTAATTACCCTCCACTCATAATTGCATCTCTGACCACCGGGTCGCGATACATCATTTTAATTTCTAATTGCAATGAATCGATCCGAGCCTTTTGACTAACCACGGCCAAAGACATAACACTCGAAGTAATCAGAGCCAAAACCAACATTACCAAAATGGCTACCTTCTTCTTATTCATTTTTCTCTCCTAACCAAGGAACATCAATCTCATAGAAAATTTCCCTATTGTATTTGCGTCTACCAGTAATTTTAATAATCGGTGGTAAAATATTTCTAGCTTCGATAGCACTGATGAAGTTTTTAGATTCTGCCTCCTGCTCTTCTTTGCTAAGTCTATTGTACCAATCTGATTGCTTTCGGGACATATGATAACTACCCTTAATTTTCATTAGCTCTCACCCAAATCATCTGCGGGGTTTTCTTCGATTAGTCGGAAGCGTTTGCCGTCGAACTCGATAATTTCACTTTCCGGATCTTTAAATCTTCTGACACGCTCTGGAAACATCTTAATTGCCTGATCATAAGATAAAATACATACAAAGAAAATACCACCAAATTCAAGCGCTGCTTGAAAACTGTCTCTTCCGTAAGGTCTAATCTTACAAGCCTTTCTGTCAAAGAAAGGTAATTTTTCCATTGCATAAGCAAGTATGCTGGCTTCAAATATGAACTTAGGAGTAGATTCCATTTTATCCAATGTACTTGAACTAACAGTAGTGATTGTCGGAGCATTAATTGATATCTGATAAACGCCTAAGTCATCCAATAAGGTACCTAATGTGTTGAGATCAGTTACTGCTCTTTCAATAGTTTCTTTCATTTGGTCGTTTGTCATTTAAATCTCTCCTTCTTAATTTTCATCGTCGCCCAGATCAAAGTCTGGATCGCGATAAGCAATATCAATTTGCCTATTACCTACTTGATGCACTTCGAATTCGGCAGTATCTAAAATATTCACCTCAGCTTTATAAACACCCATCGAATTGTCATTGATATATAAATTAGCCAAATTGTCTAATTGCTTGTAGTATGGTATGTTTGTTTCCATCATTTCATCTTTATATGGCTTGGTAACAATGATAATCAAATTGCCGATCTTCTTAAAGTCCAAAGGATGATTATGCGATATGATACTAATCATATAAGCATTTTGAGTCGGATTAGATAAACACTCTACAGTCAGGTTATTAAATTGCTTTGTAAAGCGCTCTAAGTCCTTATCAATGGTTTCGCTACTTTCATTAAGGCCTTCAACAGATTGGTCAGGAACAACAGTATCGACTTCTTTTGGAGTGTCTTCTTTCTTGTCGGAAAATAAAGCAATTCCTACAAAGAAAGCGATCGCAGCCCCAATAGCTAAGATAAACATAATCAACAAGATAACATCAAACACGCTTTCAATCATCATCTTTCTCATCTCCTATAATGTCTTCTAGCTCATCAGCTAGTTTTTCCATTCTATATTTGGTGTAGACTTGATAAACATATTGATAACGAACATCCATCAATGAAGCGATTGTAGATCTATCAAATTTCTCGCTAGCCAATAATAATCGAATACGTGCTGCTTTTGTCATCTTGTCATTATGAATGATTTCGTTGACCCAATCTTCTTCAGCAGCTTTTGCAACTTTGTCATTTACACTTGGTTTCTTTTCCTTTGCTTTCTTTGGAGCTTTTTCTTTCTTAGGTTTCAGCTCCTCTTTGACTTCCTCTTTCTTAGTCAAATCAATTTCTTCAACCGGTACTGAACTATAATCTTTTTGTAACCGAGCAATTTCTTGACCAATACGATCAAATAAAACTCCTCTTGAACCAGATGAATCAATTCCTAATGCTTCAGCTAGCTCTTTTAATTCGCTAGCTTTCGTACGTGTGTTTGGGTAGTTGAATGTTTTGCCTCCAGCATTGATAGTTTTCTTTGCCATGATTAATCTTCCTCTCCATTTCTTATATATTTATTATCTACTAAATACACCAAATATGACAGGGCAGCTAGTCGTTTGTAAATTTCATATTCCAATTGTAAATCTTCAATCTCTCGATTCTCTCGAAGATCTATTTGATAGTTAACAATAACGGCTTGTAAGGAATCGAAAAATCCGATCCAATTGTGACTATCTAACTCAGCGATCATCGTATGAAATAAATCAGGCGTGCTTAGCTCTGTTTCTTTAAAAATTGCTTCTACAGTAGTGTCTAAGTCAAAATCATGATTGGTAGCTTCCTCCGCAATAATTTGACTAATGATACTTGACATAAAAATCATTCCTTCCTTTATCTTATATATTTATTATATATTAGACTTGACTGCATTGACAGGGCCACGACGTATATATGCAAAAATAAAAGGTTACGATTTTCTTACGATGATTTTTAGTACCTAATAAATATATGAAAAGATAATGGGTATTCTCTCATAATCATGCAGAAGAAAGCGATCGATTTTTAGATCCATCTATAACTCTCGGTTAATTTAATTTAAGTTAATAAAACATGCTTTTCTTAACCAGTAGTTCGAACTTTCGGTTAAGAAAAGCATTAAAAAGTAAATGAAATTAATCGTGTCAATCCTTCTACATAGTGTCAAAAATTGTTTTTATATAATTTATTTATTTATTATTATTTTTTAGTCCTCCCCTAATATATATTATATTATACAGCAAAATCAAGCAGTGGGCAATACGTCCAATTGATTTTTGAAGTGAGTTACTAATCCTCCACGTTTGCAAAAAGGACGGCAGACAATCGTAAAGGGAGGGGCGTCTCGCTGGTCTCATACTACAAGGGCTCTTGGTTTAATAATATTTAATAAAGCAATAAAAAAGCAACCAAAAGTTCGAACTTTCAGTTACTTTTCCATATGATTATTAACTTAAATTAAATTAAATAGATATATAGGGAGTGACCTGTTTCTGCGTGTCTCTTCTTCCGATATTTAATGGATGCCATCGAGAATCATAGCTTTACCTACTTCTAGCATTCCAACCAAGTGGAAAGTACCTTCTTGACTATAAAAAATTTCTACTTCATCAGAAGGACGCTGAACTACGATACATATTTGCTCAAAATCTTTTGCTTGATCCAATACCCAAGCTAAGAACTCCTCGTTAGTTTGTCCTCTCGCTTTCTTTCTCTTTAAGTCTTTAAAATCCATTTGATCCCCTTCTTTAAATGACTAAGTATAGTCAAACACACTTTTACCTAATTGATGTGACTTGACTATCTCGTAGACAAAGTCTTGCATTAGCTTATCATTGGTCTCAGCATCTTTAGGAATTCCGCCATAAACCTGGATATGCCTCTTGACCAAGTTCAATACACTTACGTAACTATAAGGTACCTTCTTGGTGATCACTTCACAAGCTCGGAGTAATCTAACAACTACTTCCTTATGCAGGCCTAATTGCGCGAAAGCGAGTATATTACCCATCTCTTCCGCAGATGAATATTTCTCTTCTGTCTCCACATTTTCAACGCCGAGTATCTGACCACACAAAGGTAGATCAGAAACTATTGACACTGCTGTTTCTTTATCTTTGGCAAATACTGTAGTTTCTCTTACATCATTTAAGGCATTGATATAAGTTACTTTGAATTGTTTAGCCATGTTAAACACTCCTATAATGTCAATAACCATTCTTCTGACGATCGATATTCTCTTGCCATTTCTTATGATAGGCCTTCGTAATTTCATCTGCGGAAAGATTCATCATCTCGCCTAATTGCATGAAAGATACCCAAGACATTGCTAAGCATTTCATATCAGCCATAAGCCCTGCGGTCGTAATGAATGAAGTTAGTCGATTTACCATCGAAATAAACAGAGCATTTTTCGCGGAACTATCTCGAAGCGTGTATTGATCCAAAGGTCTACGAACCTCAACAAGCTCCGCTATTCTATTCGTAATTTTGTATGTGGGTGAACCATCCTCTAACTGATTAAAAATACTTAGGTAGAAGTGAATACAGTCAACATATTCTTCGACCAAAGTTTCCTTAGGCTCTTGATTCAGAGACCAGACTTTAAACCAACGAGCATCGTTAGCCATTTCAGCAAGCTCTACAACCAGAGCAGTTACAGTATTGACTAGACGCTGTTCACGCGTCCAGACAATACCATGTTGTTCAATTACCATATCATCTAATGCTCGCTGCTTTGTACGTAAGTCTTGAATATTAATTTCTAGCATATTTAAATTCCTCCACGTTTCAAGTTTGAATATTGTTCCGCCATTGTATTTAAAACTTCAGCGTTTTCTTTATCGCCCATCTTAGTTAACTGAGCTGCGATTACAGTCATCATATCCCCAATGTGTCCTACTACCATTTTACCTTCAGTGATCATGTTATTGATGACTGCCCAATCAAAGTGAACTGTTGGTCCATCATCAATTTGAATGAAAGCTCCTGTGTCATATAATGCAGTGACAACTCCCCCATAGAACTTATCATTATGAGCTCCTGATTGGTAAAATAAAGATGTTCCTTCGTCGATCAGATTTTTGTTATCTTTGATTTTATCTGGTCGAGTTGATTTCTTACCTGACCCTTGAGTACGTTGCTTTCTTTCTTTAGGAGCACTAGCTGGTTGCGACTCTGCCCAATTATCCCACACATCTGGATCAATCATTCGTTTGCCTGTAGTTTCATCTACTGGGGCATCCTGTTTACGAATAGCTGCATTTATCTTTTGTGGTGAATTAAATCGAGCAATTCCTGCCTCCTCGTTGTGTTTAGCAAATTGTGCTACCGTCATTAGTTCTGCCATCTCAATCATTCCTCTCTCTTATTTATACTTTAATTATACGCCAGATTGACGGACTTGTCGAGGGCAAAAACCTAATTAATCACCAAGTTTTTGTTCAATGTTTTGAGACACAGCTAGCATCATATGGGCAGACATTTCAGCAATATCATCTATAGCTCCCTCAGGATTATTAAGATTATTTTGAAAAGCGAGATCGGTGATAATATCCGCAAGAGCGTGAACAATTCCATCCATATCCATCATGCAAGTAACATTCCGAGCCGCGTTGTAACTGCCTTCTTCTTCATTTGATTCTGTCATATGAGATTCAAAATAGAGACAGCTGTGACCAACTACGTTTAAGAAGTTCTTTTCAAATCCTGACTCTTCTTCTAGCTCTTCGCGATTGTTTTCATAAGCCTGCATTTGTTTATCTGCTTTGGATAGATTGAAGAAATCGTCTACCGAATCAAAGGTACGATCAGGGAATACGCGTAATACAAAGCCTTTGTGAGATTCTTCCAATACGACATACTCACCTACAGTAGCTGTATGACATTGGTAATTTTTAGTTTCACCATAACCATCTGGATATAACTTGATATTAATTACATCCAAATCATCTGGATTTTCTGATACCACATAGTCAGATTTAGAAAAGGCCTGCGATAGTAACATCTTGACATTTTCCAATGACTCCGTAATGTTGCTGCCTACATGATGAACCATGTAAGCTTTTGGTCGTGAAGTAATTCGTTCGATATTATATTTCATGATTATAAACCTAGCCCTTTCATTTCTTCTAAAAGTTCTTTCATGACAGGATCACTGTCAGCAACTTTTTCAAACAATGCCATCTTATTAGCTTCTTCATAACGAGCTTGTGCTTTAGCAAACAATTCTTGCTTCTTAGCAATATTGATCAACAGCTTTTCATTGAAAGCTTGTTGCTCTTCATAAGAGTCGATGCCTACAATGAATTTGGTACCTAATTTTCGATCTTCTAACTGCTTACTCGCTACCAAACCAATTTCGTAAGTTCTATAAGAATCTACACTAGGTACTACAGCAAACAGCGTCTTTCCAGATTCTAACAAGGCCTTAACTTCTGGCTCCATATTGGTAGGTACTACATACTCATATAGTTTTGATCCTGATGATTTTGAAAATTTTACATTGATTGATTTCATGTTTGTTCCTCCTAAGATATTTTTTATAATATGATCTGGTACTTTAACGCCGTTTGCAGTCAGTTGTTCAACTGCGGATGTCACTTCACTGTCTGTAGGACACTCTTTCTTAATGAAAGGTGTATCTGGTAGCACTTCATAGCCCAACTCCTTCTTGAGTAGAAATCGATGATAAATATTTTCGTCCAGATAATTATTGACATAGGTGCGACTAATATAGGTATAAGGAGTGTTACGCTGCAATATCCTTTCTATCCTTGATCCGAAAACATGATCTAGCTCTCCATAATAGTGTAACACAGCTCCAGCTATCTCTAAAAGAGCAGTAACTGGTCCTGTATATAAAAACCTTGTTTCTTGATACTTATTAAAACCAGCATCTTCGACCATGTTAGCTAAGCGCTTTCTTTCCTTCTTTGTAATGTTACTACTAATTGATCTCCACATATACTTATTCAAAAGATCATTGTAATACTTAGCTAGAGGTAACACCTTTGCAGTGAATAGATCATTTACAAAGAGGCTAAATGTCGGACTCTCTAGCATCCGATCAGGTGTAGTTTTTTCTTTAGTCATCACTCTTCCTCCTTACCAAAATATCTATCTCGCATAGAGTCCATCATATTAGAAATGTCTTGTTGGACTTCAGCAGCAAAAATGTCATCTGCTTTAACTAGTTCGTTTAATGTCAGATTAGCATTTCTTAAATGAGTAATAACTTGTTCGGCAACCTCTTGTGAATTTACATCAACTTCGTCCCGGAACCTACGATAGATAACACCCTCGGCACTTATCAAATGAAATACTTCTCCATGGTTAGTAATATCAGCAACTTCTACTACCTGGTCAGTTATTTTGTCAATCACTCTCATTGTCATCGTCTTTGCTCCCTTCTTTCTTGTTGAATAATTTCATCCTCCTCGGCCACAATAGAAAGAAAATTTCCTACTGCGAAGATACCTATCAAACCAAAAGCAATACGAATATCTACATGTCCCAAATAAGCAATTACAATTGAAATTAGTGCTGCCTGCATTGTGTGTTTTGAATCTCGACGAAGTTTCTTTCTTGTCATATGAATCATTCCTCTCTTTATCTTATACATTAATAATATAATAGAATGCTTCTCCAATCCAGGGACAACGCAAAAGAAAAGCATCTTATCCAAACTAATGAATAAGATGCTTCTCAAGAAGGTTAGCATTCTTGAACGACCACAAGACGCTACCTTAATTATAACTGGTCACACGTCATTAGTCACTACCAATCTGTATCCATTACTGAGTTTAGATTTCCTGATTTGTCTTCATATAATATATCACCATTGTCAGCTACTTGCATCTCATATAGTTCTCCCCATGAAGGCCCTATTTCAGCATCCGCTAAGAAAGGCACTTCAGTATCTAATAGGACACTAGCAGCTACTGGCATATAAGTTTGATGAATAATATATACTAGTCTAATTATTTCAGGATCTTTTTTCACCTCAGCAATTACAGAGTCATGTACCGTATTGACTAAGCGAGCAACTGTTTCGCCATACATTTCATTTAAGACTTCGATCTCTTCTTCAATACGACATACTGACCAAACCATACAGTCAGACGCTTCAGATTGAATTGGGAAGTTAACAGCCTCGTTTTGTAGTCCATTTTTATTAGTATCAGTTACTAAGCCGAATGGACGAATTCTTCCTACAGGTGTTTCAAATACTCTACCTTCCAATGGATCTTGACGACGCTCTTCCATCCACTTTCTAGTTAATGGTTGTGGAGCATACCAGTCTTCAATCAATTGTTCAGCTTCTTTAATACTCATGCTATGTTCTGCTGCCAAAGTATAGGCACTGCGTCCATAAGGAATACCGAAGTTTACAGCCTTAGCTCGAACACGTTGTTCTTTAGTAAAGTTCGGTCCAAATAATTGAATAGAGATCTCATCATGTAAATCGGAACCTTTGTAGTAAACACCTTGTAACCAAGGGTCTCCCCCTTCAACAGACAAGACACGTAGCTCTGCTTGAGAGTAGTCATGCTGCATCAATACAAATCCATCCTCAGCATCAAAGATATTTTTAATGTCTGATTGTCGAGGAATATTATGGAAGTTCGGATCCGCAGATGATAATCGGCCTGTCTCTGTTCCATGAAGTTTAAAGGTTGTATGAGCTCGGTCAGTATCTTTATCGATGATCTTGTCAATGCCTAAGATGTAAGTGGAGTACATTTTCTTATCCTTCGCATAACTCAGTTTAGCATCGATAAATTGGATTGCATTGACATCCGTAAGTCTTTCCTTGTATATATTGAGGGAATCAGCATCGGACGAGATCTTCTTCTTTTTGATAATAGGCTTGAGTTGCCAAACGTGAAACAACAAGAACCGAATATGCATGTAACTATTTGGATTAAATGTTTTCGGTACTTTAGTAGGTCCAGGCTGTTTCTTGCCTGCAGCCCTACCTTTCTTCAACCATTCATCATATTTAGATTTATCAGCCCAACGAGCATATTCAACAGGATCCCAACCAGAAAGATTAGCTTTCTCTACTAAGTCCTCAAATAGTTTTTCTAGTCGTGGACCATATTCTGCTTTAAGTCTTTCAATATGCTCACGATTGGTGTGGTGTCCATTGATTTCCATATGCATGTAATATTCACTAGCATCCATCAATAGATCTAGCTCTTTCTGAATCTTACGTCCACGCTTAACTTCTTCATCAAAGAAAGGTTTCATAGCATGATAGACTCTGAAAGTAGCATCTGTATCGACACCTTGATATTTGTACAAGATTGGTCTAGGAATATCAGCAAAGCTTTCTTTTACATATTTATGAGCGTGATGTTCCCACGGCTCGAAATTACAAAACTCAATAGCTACTTGTTCTAAGTCATGAGTACCTTTACGTACATCTAAACAATAATGATAAAGCATTGTATCAATGTCTGTTCTAGCACGAATACCATATTGAGCTCGGAAGAACTTATTATCAAACTTACCATTATGATAAAGCCAGGTAATATTTTTTGACTCGATAGTTGCTTTTAAATCATCATAGATAGATTCATCAAGAATTATTTCTTCAGGAATGACATATGATTCTCCTTCCTTATAAGTAAAGCCTTGACAAAGTAGTTTATCTTTTTTAAAATCAAATCCTCGAGTCTCAATATCACTCGCGACAATTCTTTTGTCCTTACGTAAAAATTGCAAGAATGCTTTGGTCTTTTCTACGGTTGGTAACACGTATACTTTCGTCTGCGGAGCCTCGTTTTGTAAGCCCTTCTCACGTTGGATTAATCGTAAGGCCTTGTCTAGGTCGAGCAACCACGTTTGAAAAGTATTAGGTGATGTAGCTACATACTTTGGATGGAAAGTTAAAATCGTGTAGGCATTTAAACGACCATCCCATTTCCATTTACCTCGACCTTCCATAACACCAGCTTTGGTGATAGCTAATGATTTGCCTGCAGCATTCCCTAAAGCAATAATAACTTTTGGTTTAGCTCTACGTAAAACAGATTCCAACATCGGTCTGTAAGCAGAGATCTGCGAAGCAGTGGGTTCCTTCTCTGTATACATGTCAGTCGCATAAGTATAAAATATTCTTAGGTCCTTGATTGGCTTATCCAAAACTTCATTTAAATTATGCTGTACCATTTTAATGACTTTCTTGAATAAAACAGCAGCAGAAGCCTGAAAAGGCTCCTGTGCATATATTTCTGTTAAAGTAGGTGAATCTCCAACTACAACTACGTCATACTCTTCTTTAGGTAAAACAGTTCTGAGTCGTTGTGCTTTTAGCTCTATTGGAGGCATGACAACCACTCCTTGACTCTTTTAATGTTATTGTCTTCCAACTTTTCAAATCGTGATCCGATCTCGTGATGACGATGATCAGCACTACCAGGTGTTCTTGCTTGCGAATGACGAGGATCTTCTCTGAAGTCACGTCCATGCATTGCTTCCCAGTTTGGAAGAACAGAGTCAACCGAGCGAACATATTCAGCTACGTCAGGTTCAAATAAGAAGTCCATTGTAGACCAAGCACCTAATAAATGAATTTCTTTCCCAAGAGCTTTAGTTTCTTGTAGTAGATTGTTTTGCAATAATGCTCGCAGAATGAAATTACGACTATAGCCATCAGAGCCTTTTAAAGTACTAGTCACTTTAGGAATACCAATAGTATCAATTCGTGGTTCTTGTAATAATGTAGCATAGCAAGATAAGAATTCTTCTACATTAGCTCCTTGGGCAACAGCCATGAATTTATAAGGAGCATCATAATGTTTTTCTAATGCAGCAAAAGTTCTTTGCAATGACTCTTTTTTACGAGTAAAGGCATCTGGTAAAATAACTTCATCAGCACCAATAATTCCAGCAGCTTCTAATACTAAATCCATGTTCATAGCTTTCTTACCCATTTCAATCAAGCTATTATCTAAGATAATAAATTCTTTGTTAAAGTCCTTACGAGCTTTATAGGCCTTAGCATAAAATTTATCTTCAGCCAATACTAAGTGAGTAAGCGCCATTTGAATGCCATCAGAGTAATCCAATGATTGTTGCATCTTGAAAGGATCCATATGTCCGAATAAAGGTATGTTAGCGAATTTGATAGTCATAGATAGGTTGTCCTCCGGTTTCGATTTGATCTAAAGCAATTGCAAGCATACTTGCTGCAGTCATGTGTGAGCTATTTAGTTGAAGTACAGGAACTCCAGCGGCTCTTAGAATAGCCATATATTTTCGGTACTGGCCTAAGATATCTTCGATTTGATCAATGCCCACAACTTCTTCTTTCTCAGCAATAAAGCGTCGAGCAATATCATATACAGTAGCTTCGCAGTAGATAAACAATGGTTTAGTTTCAACTAACCAGTCAAAGATTTCACTAAACTGATCTATCAATTCACTTGAAGGAGTACCTGCCATAACATGACTGTAAACTAATTCCTCTGGATAATTGAATCGATCCATTAAGAAACTTTTGTTATGAGAATCACAACGGTAGATAATTGCATGAGCTGTATTGATAGCTTCTTCAGTACTTTTAGGTAGATCACCTTTATGATACTTATAATCACTATCTGCTAATGCTGTTGTCAAACCTTTAATCAATGTCGACTTACCTGTTTTGTCACAACCTGTTACAATAATATTAGAATACTTCTTCTTCATCTGTGCTATCTCCTGACTTTTCTTCTTCTTTCTCAAAAGGGACTCCCATAAGGACAATACATTCTCCAGCAAAGTCTATCACTCTCCCAATATATTGCTCGTTTTCTTCATTTAAATTGACTTTGCCTCCAACATTATAGCTAGCGTCAGTTGAGATAATACGTACTTCCTCACTAGTTGATCCTTGTAGAATTCTGATTAATTCTTCCCGGTCAAAAACAGTTTCTTTACCAAACATATTTTTTCTTGCAGGTCTTTCGATGTTGTAAGTATCTAAGCGTTTTGTAAATTTTTCAATCAAAACTAACTCCTCCTTCGGTTGATTGTAATCCTTTAACTAAAGTAGCATACTCAGCCCTGTCTTGATTAAGTTGTTGTTGTAAGGCTTCAGCTAAAATATTTGATCTTAGTTTACCGCCAAAGACAGTATAAAAATTCATACCTTTAGGATGTCTTCGCTGCATATGAACTTTGATATCAATATCTTCACTTTTAAATGTTTCATCATCTAAAGCTTTTTCGATATCTTCCATTCTAATACTTATCTCACGTAATCTTTCCAGAATAGCTAATTGACTCATTTAATCTGCCTCCTTATCTTTTGCCGTCAACCATTCATCTGCGGAGCCTAATTCGTTTCGCTCGTAAAGCTCTGCGTGTTTACGATCCCATACATCATCTAGGTTGATATTAAAGTTACGAGCTAGCTTGGTAATGTAGATCATTACATCTACTAACTCATCTTGAAGATTGTTCCATTCATGTTCTGACCAGCCATCACGAATTAGTTTCTTACAACTGTTAGCTACTTCACCGGCTTCACCAGAAATACACATGGACATGTAAGCTAGATCTTGCATCTTAGCTCCATCAATTGGTTGCTCTGGATTGTAATCAGCTAGCTTGTCCATCAAGGTAACATCATTCATCATGTCAGTAAAAGTTAATTGATTAGGACGGTGTAAGTCTACAAACTTTTCAGGCTTTTGTGAAAAAGCTCTTATGTGTTGGAAGCCAGCAAAATCTAAATAGTTACGATAGAATTCACCAACTTGATCTGGATTAATTCGTTCGTCAAAATAATCAGCCAAGCTAAAGGTAGGTGCTTCAATTGTTTCTCTAGCGTCCGATAAAGTCTTTGACCAGTCCCAAATTAAATATGCTGCATAGCCTTGTAAGGTAGTAAAGATAGCGTACGCTGATTGTTTTGTCTCTTCGATCGCTTTCATAGACATTGTACTGAATCGATACCCTAAAGTACGTTGAATTAGTACAGGATAGTTACGAGGATTAATTCTCATTGAAATAGTTACACTATCCAATAATAGGCCTTCAGTTACCATTTCCTCGTACAGTCCTTTAATTCCTAAGTTTCGCAATCGATCTGACCATTGGTTTTGTTTCATAATTTCTTTTCCCTCCGTTGTAAGAATAAAATAAGTATAGCTGGTTGCTATACTTATATTATATGTTATTTAAATGATTTTGAATAGGTACTACTTCATACTTAATAATGAAAGTAATTCCTGTTTTGCTGAAGCGTTCGCTGCAAAGACTCCTCTAACTGCAGATGTTGTAGTTGTTGCTCCACGTTTATGTGCGCCTCGGCCACACATGCAGTAATGCTCTGCGTTAATAATAACGGCAGATCCGATTGGTTGTAATACATCTTCAATGGCGTCAATGACTTCCGTTGTAAGTTTTTCTTGAACTTGGAATCGTTTTGCATATCCATCCAATGTTCTAGCGAATTTGCTAAGCCCAGCAATTTTATTTGAAGGAATGTAGGCAATGCTAGCTGTTCCGAAAAACGGAGCAAAGTGGTGCTCACACATAGAGTTGAATGGAATGTCTTTGATAAGGACAATGTCTCGGCCGTTAACGTTAGCTTCAAAATCTTTGAGCAAGTGTTGCTTAGGGTCTTCGCCATATCCCTCTGTGTACTCAAGGAAGGCTTTAAGCACTCGGAAGGGCGTCTCTTGTAATCCATCACGTCTAAAATCATCTCCACATATAGAAATTAAAGCATGCAATCCTTGTAAGGCAACATCAATAGGATTATCATGATCTTTATCAGCACGCATTTCTGATACCGTAGGAAAATCATAAGCAGCCTCTTTAGGTAATCTTGGGCGGATTAATGCTTCCAGTTTTTCCTCTTGTTCCTTAGTTAATAAATTGTCTTTAAAAATATTCTCTACTGTCATGTAACTATACTCCTCTCGCATTTGCATATACTAGTGTGTGTAATTGTGGTAATGGACGTACGTTGTTAAAGTCGGGATCTTCTAGAACTTTATCCCATAGCCAATGTAGCTTCTCTAATAACCGTTCCGATACATCACCTGCGGAAGTAGAGTCTTCGTTTCCTACTGATACGTACATTGGTTGAGTTCCGCACTTATCTTCATAACGTTTCACTACTGTCCGAGCATATTCGAAATCTTCATCATTAAAGATAACTACTTTCATAGTCCAGTTAACGTTATTTTCATTCAAGCGATCGACAATTTTGTCAAGTACTCGCCAATTAGTTTTCATTAGTGAACTAGGTGGTTTAGGACTCATTACAAAGTCATCAATGTGTACGAACCAATCCTGCCAGTTCACTCCTTGTGTTTCGACAGAGAATTTGAATTCATGTTCTTGTTTCATAATCCGAATAAATTCAGCCATCTCTTCGCCTACTAGAGAAGGGTTTCCTCCAGTCAGAGTGATATGCTTACAATTAGTTCCTCCACTAGAAAGAGCTAATACTTTTTGTTCTAGTTCACGTGGAGTGATCCATTCAGGTTCTTGAGATCCATCCCAAGTAAATTTAGAGTCACACCATGAACAACTATATTGGCAGAAGGCGGTACGAACAAAAATAGTCTTTTGTCCGATAACCATACCTTCACCTTGAATCGTAGGACCAAAACATTCCATGTAAGGAATTAAACCTTTACGTTTTTCCATCTTTAATCGATCAGGTCTATAATTTTTAGGACTTTCATTATAGGCTTCGATCTTTTCTTTCAACTTTGGGTTGCTAATGTTTTGAGTACTAGGTTTCATAATGTCCTCCTAATCAATCATGACTTCATCTGGATCATATTCAATTCCTTTGTGTTTGTGGATAGCATAAACCACAAGAGCACCAATACCTTGAAGAACTGTTTTAACAATAATTTGTCCGATGATAGCATTAGGTACTTGATCCCAAGTTAAAACACCCATTCCTAAAGGTGATAGACCTATCAAGACAAAGATAGAACTGTCAATTGTTCCACCAAACAAACCACTAACAAAGATTCGTACGTACATTGGTTGCTTCAATCGAGTATAAACTTCGGTGTCCATTGATTCGGAAAAGATGAATGAGATCGCAGAAGCGAAGACCACCCATAAAGTATCCCCTAAGAAAGCAGAAACAATAGCGCTCAAGATCAACGCAGCTACAATAATTGAATAAGTCTTCTTACGTCCAAATTTGTTTTGAACTAAGTCACGAAGGATAAAAGTAAATCCGATAAAGAAAGTTCCAAACGGTACAAAGAAAGGCCCGAATGCTACTGGTGCGAAAGTTGCTGTTACTACGTTTGCTGCTGTGATCCCTAATAAGTATAAAAGTATTCTAATCATTTTTGTTCTCCATTCGTAGTTAGATTGAAATTAGTATCCATAAAGTTTTCGCCATCAAAGAACACAACATTTTCGAACATGTTTTCACTGATAGATAAAATACTTTTGAACATGTAGTTGCGATAGTCGTCACGATGAATCATAGCAGAACCAGTAGGCGTCTCCCATAAAGCAACTCGCCATACAGGTAGATCATGTTTATGACACCACCACATAATGAACAAGGCCATATTTTCCGCAGTCGTCCTAAAGCCAAAGCGAACAAATTTTGTATCGATAGATTCCATAACTGGTTCATTGCCTTGAGCTAAGAATGCATGATCTAAATGATCTAGCAATGGTTTGATCTTTTCTTTAACATCAGTAAAGTCCATTACCATACCACTTGACGACCCACGATGCTCTAATTCGCCTTTCATTGATACTTGTAATTTGTAAGTATGGCCATGCACATTAGCACATTTACCATTATGTCCTACTAGTTGGTGAGCTGAATCAAAGGTAAATTCTTTTGTGATTATCATTAGAATAATCCTCCTTGATAAGCATAAGATTGACAACCTGCCCAATCAATATAGTTTTCATATTTAACTGGATCTACAATATGATTGTATTTGAAAGCATTAACACGATCAATACATGTACCACAATGACCACATTGATCTTCATGCCCTTCGTAACAAGAACGAGTCAAGTGTAAAGGAGCGCCTAATTCTAATCCTAAAGTAACTACACCAGCTTTGTTTTTCATTAATAGAGGAGCATCAAGATTTACTTTATGTCCTGAGCCTGCAAAGATCGCACGATCCATTGCTTTGTAAAATTCTGGAGTACAGTCCGGATAAGCTGAACCAGCTGCATCATCTGAATGAGCTCCATAAACAACTTTGCTAGCACCAATGCTATATGCATATGCTGCGGCTTGACTTAACATTAAACCGTTTCGGAAAGGAACATATGAATCAACAGTACCTTCACCATTTTCTTCAATAATTTCTGCATAGCTCTTATGAGATAATTCTCCATTGCCTTTAAGCAAAGTGCTATCACTCTTTGAAAACAGCTGCGGATCTACTGTTAGTACTACGTGCTCCACGCCATATTCTTTTGCTACGTTTTTTGCATTCTCGATCTCATTGTCATGTTTTTGACCATAAGAAAAAGACAGTGCGTGGACATTATCAGGTCCTACTTTCTTTACACTGTCTGCCAAACACACCGTGGAGTCCAAGCCACCACTTAATAATACTACTACTTTTGTCATATTCCTTTTCCTCATTTCATTTTTTATTTTATCCTGGTGGTTTGTTTCACCAGTCTAACTGGACCGGAGAGGAATCGCACCTCTCAATTAACTAAAGTAATATATGAGCGCTCACTACATTACCGTCGATCCAAAAAGAAAAACTAAATAGAAACCGTTACCTGAGAGAGATGTTGGGAGCTCATACCGCGAATTTGTGTTTTGTGATGAGTATGAGACTTATTTTTTAGAAAAAACTCAGGAGAGCTCCCTTGAGCGGATTTATTACACGGGACTAAAGCTCTACCGTGATCAGTCTTTCCTGACAGCCAATAACTACTGCACACTTGTACTCAATGTGATGCGGTGAGCAAGTTATACGAGCTTGCTCCATTGATGCAAATGCGACATACAACTTTATTTATTATTCGTACAACAAATGACTTTTCCCCAACGCGCTTGAGTTGATTAATCATTTATTTTGTAGAGAGTTTTCCCAGTAACGATTTCATATTTAGTTTTCAATGTTGCGCACTATGATTGAAAAAGTTGAATTTCATGTATTTGATTGAGACAGAAAGGCAAAGTTAGTCAACCAGAGTGTTACGCGAACTTAGTTATTTGATGGCCATCATTTAACTATACTTAATTATAACATATAATCATCATGACCTCAACGGGCGAAATTCGTGTTATTTCATTTTAATGATTTGTAGAATCTCGTCCTCACGCTTCGACCGGAACTCCCGCAGTTGTTCATTCCATTTATGAGTGACTCGATACACACTAGAGTTACCACCAGTATGAACGTAAATGATTTGCAAGTCAATCATGATCTTAATAGTTGCCTTAGCTTCTTCTGTATCAATATTAAGTGTTTCTTCCAATGTCTTAGAAGTAAAGCTACCTTTGATAGAATCAACAATATTGACAACTTCTGAATTGATATGGAAGAAACGGAAAATTTTCTTCTGATCGTCTCCAGTAACAATATGACGACGTTGTTCGTCTTTAGCCATTGCTCGATAGCCTAATGTAGGATTGCTATAAATCTTTTCTAAGAAATTAGCTACGAATTCTACATGCTCCGATTTGACAATGACTTTTTCATATGTCTCATCAGTACTAAACAATCTTGCAGCACAGGCTACAGCAAGTCGACTTAATTTAACTTTCATTGAGTTACGTTCTACAATAGATAAAGATGACCCATCATATTCGCGACCCATATTGGAAGCTTCTTTTAATAATCGACTATAAGCTTCAGCAGTAAATTCTACCTTATCATTTTCAGGTGTCAAGTAACCTTTAGCATTTCTTGACCAAGCCCACATAATTAATCGTTGACATAAGTCCTTAGTATATTTAACTGGTCCTTTAGGTAAATGAGATGTGTCTCTATTAATGATAGATTCATCGACCTCATCACGTCCAACTCCCATAGCAAAATCAAAACGAGCGATATCCTCAGACCGTCCTACTAAATCGATAATTGCTTTAGCACCGTATGGATAGTCCTTCATGTGTTTAGCACCATTACCTACACGAGGGTTAGAAATCCAAATTGATCTTGTCCTAGCATATGCCTGACCAATCTTAGCTTTATTGATTTCTACGATACCACGAGAACGCATAGAAGACATAGCACCAAAGTCATCTTTAGATAATCCAGATGCTTCATCTAAAATTAATAACTTACGATCGTTCTGTGGAAACTTACCCCAGGTGATTGTCCATTGATCATTACCCATTTGTTGTACAGTTCCTGTTAAACCTGTCAAACGAGTGTTCTCAACTTCAATCATATCTCCAGCTTGATAATATTCAGCCATGTACTCAGCTGTCTCAGATTTACCAGTACGTGGATCTCCAATAGTTAACAATTCTAACCAGCCACGAGCCTGCAATTTATTATCTAAATGGAAACGCAATACAGAATGATATACCAAATCATAAGCAATGACTAATTCTTTCCTGTCCCAGATACGAGTGTAAAGTTCTAAGTCGCTAGCAATTTCATACATCTTGTCTTCCACAGTTTGATCATCTGCGGGTTGAAAGATCTTGAGCTCTTCGATTTCTTCGGGTGTAGGTTTAAAGGCATCCATCTCTTCACGTATCGGTGTAGCCTTGGTAACTAGGTAAGCTACGTAACCCATGTCAGGATCTGATGTACGCAATGCTTGCAATTTGTACACTCGGTTAGAAGTAACTGACTCCCTTGGCTTGTCATAAACATGGTAAGCTCTTTGTACATCAACTGAATCATCACTAATGGTTCTGGAGAATTTTTCTACACTAGGACCAATATGCAATACTTCAATGTTGTAAGACTCAATTTCTTCAAACTTGTACATGTTATTATTCTTAGGTACACCTAAAGCTTCTTTCAATAACATTTCTCGTTTGTCATCGCTGACACCGGCAAATTTCATTGTGTCTCGAGTGATCTCAAAATTAATATCAAAGCCTTCTTTTAATTGCTTTTCAGTTAGACTACGTAGTACACATTGTCTACCAGGTACTAATTCAGGGTCATAATAATCAACAGACACTCGTAGTACTTTTGGTGCAGTAAAGATATTAGAACTTCGCCCAATAATCATAGCTTCGATCTCAATAGCTTTGTTATTGAATGCTGGATTGTAAGTTGCCTCACTAAGGCTTGTAGGAATAAATTCTGATTCTGCTAATGTACCTTTGTTGAGTTCTTTTAAATCTTCTTCAACAGTAGGGACAAATAATTTAGACTTAGTAAGTACTTCATCATAGAAGTCATCTTTAGTTTTTCCTAGCTCAACAATAAAGTCAGTAAAATCTATATGTGGTTGAGGGTACTCACAAATCCGAACTTCGGCAGCTACCTCACGTAAGTTTAATGCCTCACGTTCAGCACCTGATCTACCAGCATCGTCACCGTCGTAACAAATAAATACTTTCTTATCTCTAAAGTAGTGATCCATACAACCACCCTTAGGCCATTGTCCAGCACCACCAGTTTGTGTGATTGAAGGAATGCCTAATTGTCTAGCTAATGCTGCATCGGTCTCACCTTCGAATATAACGACCCAACCGACATTAATGAAGTCATGATCTAAAGGCCACAGATAAGATTTCGTATATGCATTCTTAGTATTAATAAATTTTGCTTTCTTAGCACCCATGCGATACTTTCTTATATTAATAAGTTTTCCATCTAATGAATAAACAGGTATTGTATAACGCTGTGTGTCCGGATCATATCCTATTTGTCTTTGCTTGATTGTGTTTAAAGTAAATCCGCGTTTATTCATAAATTTTTCTAGGAATTTAGGGTGTTGAAGTAATGTTTGATGATATTCTTCAGCTATCGATTCATCCATAGGAAACGCGAGTTTTCCTTTGCGTTCGAATTGCTGTTGTAGCTTAATTGATTCACCAAGAGGGAAATCATACCATTCTACTAACCAAGCAGCGATATCACCTCCGCCACCATTTTGTCCTGCATCACAGGCTTTACAGTTCCATAATCCGGTAGATAAATTTATATGCATTGAAGGGGTAGTGTCTCCGTGAAAAGGACAACAAACTGCTACTTCTTCGTCTCCATCCATCGGCATCGGAAGTCCTGGTATATAGTCCTGATAAAATCGTCTATACTTGAACTTTGTTTCTTCTGCCATATCTTACTTTCCTCCGTCGTTTAATTTGCTGGGTCGTATTCATACAAGCACTCATTACATTGCCATGTACCGTCGCCATAATCTAAAATGTCATTGCTATTACACTTAGGACAAAAGTCAGGCGCTTCGAGAGGTTCATCTGCGGATGTGGTCTCAGAGATGGCCGTAGGCTCGGGTTGAGGCTCTATATCAAAGACAGGGCTGGCAACATCTAAGTGCTCAGCTTCTTCAACGGTAGATGAAATGTCTTCAATAGTTTTAGTAGTGTCAAAGAACGTAGCGCCATTGTAATTAATTGATAAATTATCACTAATTAAATCAGCAACGAAACGAGGAAGAAATTCATGTAGGCATCCTGCCCAAAACTTATCTTCAATCAGTTCTAATTGTTTCTCAGAAATAACTACACCAATATGCACAGGTGTGAAATCAGCACGTTCGGTATTCAAATTTAATTCTCGAACTATTTGAGATACTCGTGCTGGGGTAATATCTAATTCTTCAGAAATTTGTTTTTGATTAAAACCTTCGTCGTACAGCCTCGCGACATCTTTGTATTTCTGAATCTTAGGGTGAACATTATTCTCGCTCATGAAAAATCTCCTTTATTAAAAAATAATTAGAAAAAGAAAGAAGAGACAAATTAATATCTCTTCTATATTATACACCTATTTAATTTAATTTACAATAATTTTTTTGCGATTAATTAAATATAATTAAATATAATTATATATTTTTTCTCTTCATAGACTTTCCTATCTATAATTATATATCATTAAAATAGCAATAGCAACAAGTTTTTTCATGACAACTATTTATGGGTGTTTAATTTTTTATATGGAAATCAACTTAAATTAAATTAACTAGAGTTGAGGAAAGAGATACAAAAAATATTCTTCTTCTTTTAAAAAACATACTATCATTATAATGTTTAAAGAAAGCAAATAAAAAACCCCTATCTTTACGATAGAGGTTCACTTTTTTATTCCACTTCAAATGGTAAATCTGCTTCTAAGCTAGGTGCATCAGCTAAAGAAGTATCTTCTCCGCTTGGTGCTTGTTCAGCTGTTGGATCGAAATCTTCATCAGCTAACTTAGCATTCTTAACTACGTTTTGTAGTTCGTCTTGATAAGTCCGAGTTCCCAAAGTAATTTTAACTACTTTACCGATCAAGTCTGATGGTGAGAATTCAAAACCAGGTGCGTTCAATTCTTCTGTTGTCCAAATGTCAGTAGCTACTAATAAACCTTTCAAGCTAAACAAAGCTTTTGGTGAATAAGAGTAGTTAGAAAACACACGACGATTGCGAGCGCTGTTACCATTTTTGTCATGACCATCTAAAATGTTAAATTGAATTGACAAATAAGGATATTGCTTACCTTCTTTTTCCTCTGCTTCGAAAATTGATGCGTGATATGTTCCTGCTGGCAATGCCTCAAAACTCATATCCTCTACTTCTGAAAAATTAAAACCCATTGCGACCATGTACAATTCCTCCTCTAATTTGGTAGATAAATTAGCTCAATGAGCATCCAACTAAATGAGCTAATTTAATTATAACTTAGTATTAGCTATATTGCAACGATTATTTTAAACAGGTGCGTCTGAATCTATTTTGGCATCGTCCTGAGATTTTGGCTCTTCTTTTGGAGCTTCTTTCTTAGGTGTTTCTGCCTTAGGCTCTGCATGCTCAACCATTTTTTCTTTTGGCTTAGCCATAGTAGATAATTTCTTCTTACGAAGATTCTCAATAAGATCGAACATCTTAGGAATAGTAGGCATAGATAGTCCTTTTCCTAGAGCACCAGAACGATCTTTCAATGCGGTATGTTGTCCAAATGGTTGCACATATAGATTGTTGGCGAACTCGCCAGTCTCTTTATCAACCGTAGCAGACATATAACCAACGATATCGACATAGCCAGGAACTTCAGGAGCTAGTTTACCTGGAAGTGATGGTAATTGAGTTACTGTTCCCATAACTTCATCTTTGTCTATTGCTGGATGTAACATAAAGAATACGTGCATATCTAGCGATTTGTAGCGCTTGATAATATCTCTGATCTGATTACCTGAGATTCCCCATTCCCTTACAGAAGGAACATCTGGATTCTGATCTGGTCGCTCTTGAAGAGCTTTCTGCATTACAGATTTCATATTCTTCTTTTGCAATTCGGTTACAGTATCGATCGCAACAGTAAAGTAAATTGGTACTTCAAAGTCTTCAAACTCTTCTTTAGTTTTAACACCAAAGAGAGAACCGATCTGCGCAGCTGCTTTTTTCTTTTCAACTTCATCTGTAGCCAATAGATATTTGTCACGCCAAGTAGTATAGCGAACTAAGAATTCATAGAATCCTTGAATATCAGACCATTCACGAATTTCTTGATAGTCAACATTCAAACCTTCCAAAGTCAAAGTACCTTCATCGACGTCGGCAATGATAATGTCTTTTGTCATTTTGTGTTGATTTGCTGATCCCAAAAAGTAAGTCTTTCCTGATCCAGGAGGTCCATAGATGATCGCTTTGATGTATCTCGCTGGAAGGATACTCGACGTATCTCTCGCAGATGAATCAGCCTGCTTTACAGCGTCGTTGCTGTTTTTAATTCTTAGATTAAACTTGTTCATTAATCTTCTCCTCCAATGCTTTCGGTAAATTCATCTCTTTCATCAGGTCTAGCTTCGTAGTTTAATTCTAAATAAGGTTCTACGTCACCTCTCGCCTGCACAATAGAGCATGCTTCTTTGAAGTCGCAGTCCCAGCAACAATCTCTTGTTGGATTAGGATAAAAACTCTGCGCTGTCAACATATCAACAGCTTCTTCAAAAATTTGTTTTTGCTGTTGAACGATCTCTGCTGGGTCACGATAAATATATTCACGTCTAAAGAACATGTTTGGTTTGTTCTTTAAGACAGTGAGAATATCTTCATAGTCAGCCGGATCAAAACCATTATCAAGAATAGCCTGCATGTATACGTCATAAGTCGTATCAATGGCTTTGTTCTTCGACAACCCTTTGCCACTTTTCAGTACGGTAGGAACTGTTGGCACTTTCTTTTTAATTCCGTTGTAGATAACACCTTTGACTCTTACATCGAATAATTCCTGAGCTGCCCAAACATAAGAACTTACTTGTTCATCCATTGGTAACTTATCGTCCCAATCAGAAAAACTTTTAGCTGTCTTATGCTCTAGTACCCAATAGTCACCATCAGGATCAATTACGATTCCATCGAAACGTCCATCGTAAGTAACGGGAACTTTTTTCTTTGTAACAGGGTGTTCGACTTCAAGCTCATAGCCATCGTCTGGATCTTTAATTGGAATAGAAAACATGACTTCCATTTTGTATGGCTTAAAGGTATCTTTATCTTTACACCATTTGGAATAATGAGATAACAAATCTTTTCCGAGTTGTTGATTCTCATCCATCTTTTCCCAATCATTTTCCCAGATAACTGCTCCTGACTCTCTTAGTCGTTTTCGTTCTTCCATAGCCCAATCGTCAAAGCTTTGCACAATGTCAATTGAACTATCCGATTCATAATACATTTGAAGAGCATGATGCACACCAGTACCTAACCAGAAAATTGAATTAGGTTTTTTAGGTTGCAGCCCACGTTGTAAGTTCGAAGCAAAATAAAATTTACGTCGACAACGTTTGAACACTCTTCGGTCTGAAGTATGAATCGCTATGCGATCATCATGAATCATCTAAATCCTCCTTTCTAAATATAATTATACTCTTCTTTACAAGATAGTTCAAGCGAAAAATAAAAACTTCTCAACAAAAGTGTTAAGAAGTTTTTACGAAGGAAAAGAAAGATTCATGATCGAAAACCAACGAATGCGAAAGCAGTTCATCTACCTGATTTAATTATATAGGATAGGTACTCATTTTGCAACCATCTTTTTAATTATTTCTTGAAGTGAACTCATTTCATCGATTAGATCTTGTCGCGTTGTTACGACTTCATCGATGTATTCTTCAATCGAATTTTCTGTAATTAAGTCATAGATAATAGGATTGTTCTTTTGGCCTAGTCGATCGATACGTGCAATGGCTTGCTGGTTCTCACCAGGTACATATGATTTGTCGGCAAAGATTAAAGTATCAGCTACTTGTAAGTTTAATCCTTCCTTCATAGCCGCAATAGTACCTAACATGACTTTGTATTTACCATTAGTGAAGTCCTGTACACGTCGTGTACGTTCATCTGCGGATCTCACTTTTCCTGTTATCATTGTATTTGTGATTTTATTTTTTGTTAACAGTTCTGCCAATAACTCAATGTACACACGACTTGAACTAAATATAACTACCTGTCTTTCAGCTTCTTCTACTATTTCAAGTATCCGATCTGTCTTGTTATTAGTAGCTATATTTGATCCTACGAGTGATGGATGCAATAGTAACTGTCTGAGTCGAGTTTCTTGTGTCATTACATTAGGCGAGACTACAAAGTTATTTTCTTCTACCTCAACAATTAGCTCCTCTCTAAATTTATCATAAAGCTTTCTTTCAGCCGAGCTAAGTTGTATTGGTATTTTCTGATAAATAACATCAGGTAGTTCAGTAAGAACATCACGTTTGTATCTTTGTATGACATAACTGTTCATCATATATCTATAGGCCTCTTTATTACGAGGTGCTATGATAGTTAAGGCATTGCTATTTTTATTTTTAGCTTTGGCCATATAGTTTTCTTCTGTTTCATTGAATCGTTCAACAAAGCTCCAATAAGAACCAAAACGATTTTTGTCCATCAATTGCAATAGACGAAATACCTCATTATGATTCTTATTAATCCACGTACCTGTCATGAGCACTAAGCTATTCTTTTTAAGTAACTCAATACCTCTAGATAATTGAGTTTTCTTATTTTTCAATACGTGAGCTTCATCGACAAAAACAATATCCCACTTCTGTTTAAATAGCTCAGGTAGTTTGTCAAGTGCTTTAAATCGGTTAGTCACTTTGTCTACTCCCATTTGAAGTAGTGAGTAACTCCCAATGTAGAATCTGCTATCTTCCTGCAAGTTTTTGCGCATCTTTTCTAGGCGTTTGTAACTGGAATCCACATTGATGATTGTTGCTCGAGGATCCTCACTCCAAGCTTCTATCTCATTTTTCCAGTTACCTAGAATAGACAAAGGCCCTATGACTAAGATCTTTTTAGCTTTGATTGCATCAGCATATCCAATAGCTTCGATTGTTTTACCTGTTCCTGGATCGTTACCTAAGATTACATTTTGCATATGCATTAAAAGATTGATATCAACCCTCTGATATGGACGCAACTTATCGTTATAACTGAGTGGTGTAACATCGTCCTTGCGCGATTTGATCTCAGCTATTTCTTTGTTTTTCTTTGCTTCTTGAGTGAACCAGTCATTGACTTCTTGGTCGATAGAAACTTCAATATTATTTTTCTTAATATAGTTCATAAAGAAAGTCATGACAACATCGTCTTTTCTGAATCTGGCAATAGCAAATTTCTTAGCTACATTTATGCCTGGTATTGCTGAAGCTAGTTTTAATAATCTACCTTGTTTCCCACTAGTGTCAACTATTTTTACCTTTGACGCTTCTAAAGATATCTTGAGCATAGCCTAACTCCTTTCCATCTCCAACAGTGTAATAGACTAGACCATGCCTGATAGCATCATAAGCATGCCTTGAGGACACTTGTTTTTCTTTGCCAATGAAAGTATCGATATATTTATTAGTAAACATATCTTTCTGCGATGGTAATTGTTCGATGAACCTAATGCTATTTCGTCTGCACAAGTATTTGATCACGCCGATCACTTCTACTTCAGGAAATGTATCCCAAGACTTGTGTTGAGCTTTCCATGCATACAAAGCAAATTTTTCAATTATAACTAAATCAATATGAGCAGTATTCCGATGGAGCCATAAGCTCAACATATGCAAACCAGGATCCTCGAGATAAGAGAACTCACCACTATCCCGCAGTTGACCATCTTCGAATAACGCATAGCCTGTCATGTGACCTGGATCGAATGTTACGATTCTCATTAGTACTAACCTCCTATAAGTAAAAAATAAGCCTCCCATTACTGAGAGGCAAATTTTTAATTCAATGATCAATTATTCAGCTGATTCTGCTTCAGCTTGTTTTGCAGCAGCTTTGGCAGCTTTTTCTGCTTCTTTTTGAGCTTTTGCTTCTTCACGTTCTTGTTTTTTACGAGCGCGTTCAGCTTCTTTTTCAGCTTTTTTAGCTTCACGTTCAGCACGTAAGCGTTCTTTTTCAGCTTCTTTTTCTGCTTTAGCTTTTTCGCGTTCCAAACGTTTAGCTTCTTTTTCTTCAGCTTCTTTTGCTTTTTTAGCTTCTAATTCAGGACGAACACGTTCGTCATAAATTTCTTGAAACACTTTGCGAGCGCGATTAGCTGTTTGACGGTAGCCAGGTCCAACTTCTTCAGATACAACTTCACCGTTGTGAGTACCAATGATTTTGTAATCAGCTACTGCTTTTGTAACTGCATCAGTGTTTTCAGTTGCTTCTTGTAAAACAACTTCTGACTTAGTAACTTGTGCTACGACTTTAACGCCATCTTTTTCGCGAGTGTAAATAACTTCAACTGTAGGTTCCATAATAAAAATCCCTCTTTCTTGTCTGTTTTATTTTATAGTGTGGATGCTCTATAAATATAATAACATAGAAAGAAGGATTTCTCAACAGGTTTTCACTTATTTGCTAAATTAATTTTTTCTAATAAAGCAGGACGTGTTTTGTATTAGAGTTTGTTTTTATTCAAACGACGTTGAAGCTCTTTCACCATTTCTGATGTAGGTGCGCTTACGATGCCATCCTGAGTTGTACCAAAACGTTTTTGTAATGCTTTGATAGTTGCTTGACCCATCAAACCATCTTGATTGATCTTCAACATTTTTTGCAATGCTCGAACAACATTGGATCCGATCAAAGTATTATCAAATTTTGCTGCATGGATGTTTTGATTGTACTTCTGGCGGTATTGATGAGAGATCACCCCGTCTTGAGTCGTTCCAAAGTATTGTTGTAAACGTTTAGCTGTAGCAGGCCCAAAGCTTCCATCTACAGTCAATTGAGCGTAGCTAGGTTTGTTCGTTGATGGTGTACTTGGTTTACTTGGTTTGGGTTTGCTAGGAGTTGTAGGCTTAACTGGAGTAGTAGAACCAGTAGTAGCTCCGTATCCCATAACTTTCAATGCAGCGTTAACTCCAGCTTCCATTTTCTTAGCCATGATATCCATGTCTTTTTTGTTATCAATGAATCCCCATTCAATAAGAATAGCCGATCCTACAGATGCACGAATGACATATAAATCAGTAGTAGCTTTAGCTCCACGGTTAACCCATCCAGTATCAGCACATACAGCTGTACAAATTTCTGTTGCTAATTTCTTAGCTGCAGCATTGCCTGCATGATACCAAACTTCGAAACCATTAGCAGTACCATTAAATGCATTCAAGTGATGACTCACATGATAAGATTTACCAACAGCATTCATTTTACGAACAATGTTGTATAAGTTATCATTTGCTGTACGTCCTACATTATCTGTAGCATCAACAGCTCCTGTAGCTTTACGGAACAAGTCATGAATTTTTTGAGCCACCTCATGCTCTTTCAATCCATTACCACTAGCTCCAGGAACAATAGCATTGTGTCCACGGTGCGAAGTTGAATTATTATATTTGACCATGTTACTCACCTCTTCCTTCGTAGAAATAATCATCGATCTCTTCATCAGGATTGTCAGTTTTAGGACGTGGTGCTACTTTGAATTTGAATGTTTCATCTTTACCAGTAATAGTGAATTCCTTGCCTACTGTGTAAGATGGTTCTTTTCGTTGATTCATTGCATGGGCAGCATCTTGAACTGGATCGACTTCTTCTACGATTTCTGGTTTTACAACTTTGTTGTAATCTTCGATAAATTTTTCTTTGTTTCTCATGTCAATCTTCCTTTCTATTCCTTAGGTAATTCGGCTGCGGGTGATTCAATCGTGATTGCTTCTTGCTCGGGTAGGACTACGGTTGTCGCTGTGTTCCAACCTTCGTTCATTCCATAGACGGCGCTTTCGATCCAGAATTGTAAATCTTTCTCTTCCACCGGAATGCCTTTGTTCTGTAAGTCAGTAGCTAACCGATTTTTTGCCTTAGCAAACTTTTCAGGACCGTCAAGATCCTGATAAAGTTGCTGGATAGCTTTAACTGCTGTATTAGCTGCTTTTTCGTAAACTTCTAATTCCTGTAATACCCCACGTCTGTCAAGATATTTTTTCAATTGAACTGAAGCGTATCCTGCGATAGCAGTAAATACTAATCCAATCAAAGAAATTAGTTGGTCCGATATAGCGTTTGCAATTGCATCCATTATTGCTCTCCTCCTTTAATATTATTTAGTCGGATTAAAAAATCAACATTGTTTTTGATTGTCGTGACATTTCCACTCATCTCTTGCATGATTTTCTTTTCCTCGTTCAGTAAATCTTGTTGTCCACTAATTAGCTGTTGTTGACTACTTAGTAACTTTTGTTGATCATTAATCGTAGTCATAAAGTTATTTCTGTCAACTTTTGCCTCCTCACGCTCTTTCACCAACAACTTGAATGCCGTATAGAGAACGAATAACAGAATGAACATTACGGCAACAAACATTACCATAAAGATTGAATCTGTACGTTGAGCCCAATCCAATATGGACTGAGCTTTGTCTACACTTTCCATAAGCTACCCTACCTTCCAGTATCACCCCACGCTGCTTTCCCCTTCCGCAGGTGACTCTCCATCAGCTTCCGGTTGTTCTGGCACAGTTGGCTCTTCTGGGTCAATAGGTTCTGGCAGAGGTTCAGGATCAACCTCAATACCTAAGATCTGATCTCGTTCTGCTGGAGTGATCCCACCTAGTTCACAAGCTTCACGGATTTGATCTGCTGTAGCCCAACCGACATCGTATGCATATTTCCAAAAATCATATCCAAACATTATTGAACGCTCCCTTCTTTTAAGGCGTTAATTTCAGCTTGTTGCTTCATATCATTCAAGGCTAATTGAATAGAAGTTTTACCTACTTTTTCGCTCTCTGTAATTGTCTTAGTCACATCTGCTTGTAACTTGTCTAACACTTCAGTTACTTCTTTAGGCACAGCATCAACCCATTGATTAGAATTCCAATCGAATTTAGGCGCATACAGTCCTTCCGGTAAAGGAACTTCTGTAAAAGGTAACATTGTTGGATAGTCTGCAGGTACTTCCCAAGGACCTTCAAAGCCTGAAACTTCTCCTGGTTTGAAAATAAGTTTTGTTGTTGTCTCTTCCATGATACACGTCCTCCTATAAATAAATTTATTAAATAGTCTATGACTATTTAGTACTAAAAGAATGCAATGTCTTCTCCAACATAAGTTATACTAATATGGAAAATCTTGCCTGCTGATTGTTCGCCAGCATATCCGTTGATTCCTGGATCAACCATTGTTGAGTTAGTTAGACGTCCATCAGTGTAAACATCACAGGTATATATTGTTCTACCACTAGATCGCATAATGATACCATTTCTGTTATACTTAGGTCGATAACCTTCAGGAATATTTGCCATGTGTTCCTGACCATTGGAAGGTGTGAATGTTGCAGTGTTTCTAATGGTTCCCGCTAAAGTAACAGTATCGCCATCACGAACAACTTTAGCATGCTGCCAACTAGACGTATCAGTATTGTAATCAGCCCATCCTGTAAGATAGGAAAGATTTGCTTCTGGTAAAGAAAGTCGTATAACTTTCCAAGGGCCCCAAGTACTGACACCGCTGATATTTTTACGTGTTCTCATAATACAGTTATTATCCATATCTGTATAAGTTTGAATAGCACCTACACTGCTAGGGTGAGAAATTACTTCTAAATAACCAAAGTTAGATAAATATTTAGGACCATTAGCTATTCCACTCATATACCATCTGCCGGGTTGATCAAATGAATCCCAGTTGACGGTCCCAGTTAATGGAGTAGGTTCTACGTTAGTAGCCACTTGAGCACCATTCACAGTAGGACGAGTAGTAAAGTTTTTAAGTCCTCCAACCGTTTGATTATTAGTACTGTCAATATCCTCTGACCAGGCTGACCAAATTCCATTGTGACTTTGTCGAGTATACGTCTTCATTGTACCACCACGCAGGGTTGCTCGTTGAAGAACATAATTATCAGCCCTTGCGATTGTTTCAAGGTAGTAGTAGACACCACTACCGCTGGTAGGTAGGTTTGAGGTTGCTGTAGCTTCTAGTTGGATTGTTTGGCTAGTGGTTATCTTATTTGCATCTGATGTAGTACCTAGTACTTGATCAATGTAAGGAGAGCTAAGTAATTTCCAAGGTGACCAAGTACCATTAAATAATTGACGTTCATAAGTGTTTTGATATATACTACTAATGCGTGTAGCACGTTGATATACATAATTACCACTCGAGCCATACCTGACAACATCTGTATACCAACTTGTACTCGCTGCTCCATCAGGACTGTTTGTAGCACTAGTATTTACAATTGTTGCTGTTTCTTTAAGTGTGTTGAAATCAACTGCCATGGTGTCTACTCTTCCGTCGGACAATAGTGTAGGTATTTTGCGCCATTCACTCCAGACAGTATTAATACAAGCTCTTTGATAAGTCAAGCTGGGATCATTTGCACTCGTAATATTTTGTAGTACGTATGCTCCACCATATCGTTGAATTTTACCATAAATAGTTCCCACACCAGCAGGCACATTTATTGGATTGATATAAACAAATTCACCACTAATTTTTTCGTTATTTAAATCTGCTCCGGTTTTACTTGCTTGATTACCATCCATCATAGCAGTTAAAACTCTTTGCCAAGGAAGCCAGTTACTATTAATACGTTGACGTACATAAGTATAATCAGCATTACCTAGATTTAAACCCGTACGAATAGTGAGAGTTTGTTTTACGTTAGTAAAATTGTCAAGAGGCTCATTAGTCAAATAACAAAAAGTAGTAGACGTTATATCTGGAGGAATAGTTCCTGTCATATTTCTTACTTTGTAATTACCTTGAGCAACAAAGGTATCAATATTTAATCCCTCATAGCCTTGATATAAAGCACTATTTAAACTTTTGAAAATGTTCAATTCCATAATGTCTATACCTTGACCAGGCTCTAACCAAATAGAGAAAGCGTTACTTGCTTGCGTTTGAACAGTACCAGTATAATATCTCCAAGAATAAGAAGGATTCAATACCATGTTGTTACTCGAGCCAAAACCTATTTCAATAGGTTTAGCTACTGAAGCAAGACGTATTTTAACTTTGACATCAAACGGTTGAAATAAATCATTATCATTTATTCCCATATCTGCCATAAGCCAATAAATACGTAATCGCTCAGTGGTACTAGGATTTTTTAAACTCAAGTAACCACCGCTGATATAAGACATTTCTATTGTCGCTCCATTAAATGGTTCAGGAGTAGCAATAAAAGTTCCTGTCAGCTTAGGATCTGGGAAGACATTTTTGTGATAAAAAGGCTCATTATACTTAGTTAAGACATCATTAGGACTTACTTGATGGCCAGTAAAAATAGTACCTTCTTGAACCATGATATCCTCAAAACGTACTAGATCAGTGACTCCTGCTGTGTCTCGTCTGGAGTAACTTAAAATTTTATACTGAGCTTCAGCAAAATTGGCTGGAGTAGTAAAAGTAGTTTCCCTTGTAATAGTGTCTCCAACTTTCAGATCTTTAAAGTCGTCTATAACAGAAGCTTCTCCGATCCAGATAGTAGGGTAGAAAGTGTTGTTTACATTGGAATACAAATTCAGCCCACCATGAGCCTTACTAGGACTGTATAAGGCTCCACCATCTAAAGAAAGTAATCTTACAGTATACTTTGCATGGTAAGTAGTGTTGGGTTTAAACATTTTTGACGTAGCTTCTACGTTAAAAAGTTCATATCCCCAACCCCTAATTTCTACGGCATTGCCAGGAACTCTTCGACGAACCAGAGATTCAGGAGTTGTTATTAGTGATAAATCAAAGACATTTCGAGTATTAATCTTAGCTGCATTGATTGCTGCAATTAATGTATCTAGATCAATTCTAGCTGTATTAATTTTGTTTTGCAATTCTTGTAGCTGAGTATTAATGTTTAATTTAAAAGCATCAATGTCATCTAAAGTATCTTGCATAATTAGACGAATCTGTTCCCGCAGTTGCTCAAATTCATCTACATAAAAATCAGACAAGTTTTCAATGTTAGCATCAATTAAGGATTGCTGCATTTCGAATCGGAAATATCCGAAGTCATGTGTTTTGATATTGTCAGCATTCATAGCTACAACACCAGCAATAATAGTTCCGTTGAACTGTCTAATATTGTCTGGTAAGATTACGCTGACAACTCCATCTTCAGGATCTTCAGCTTGCATAGGAACAATAGTACGTCCCTTGCTAATATCTCTGTTAGGAGCCATTACCATATTAATGATAGCAAATTGTGATAAGTCAATCGGTTGATCTTCTTCATCAATCAATCGAATAATGAACTTACCTGACTGCTTATCATAAGAGTAAAATCGTGCACCTAAGTCTGGCACATCACGTTCATCTGCGGAGAGTGCTAGGGTTAAAATTGCTCTTTTTAGATAATTCAAATCAGTTGCCATTGGGTTACCTCCTTAAATGGAATCTACGAATAATAAATCATCGCCTAGTTCCTTCATATTCGAGCCTAAGGTGATTGTGGATCTTATCGGAACAAGTAAGTCCATGTTGCGCGATACAATCCTTAACTGAATCTTTTCTGGATTTCCATTAGCATCTAATTCCTCTTCATCATACAAAGTAGCCAAAGCTCTTAGGTAAGGTACTTCATGAGAGAAATAAGCATCTCCAGCTAGATTCAAAATGTTTACATCGAAAGTAAATTGTGGTGAAGCCATATCAGCTAAGCGCTCGGTAGCTCTTTTCTTTAATGATGCTGCCTTAGTAAAGCGTGAATCTGACCACAATAAATGTTTCTTAGGAGGTGTTTGACCTCTTGATGTATACCAATCATAATTCTCTACGTAATCTTTTCCTCCATTGATCGAAGCAAAAGTTAAACCATCTTTCCCTTCGGCATGTAGGATTGTAACTACGTTTTGAGAATTTTTCTTTCTTGTAATACTTTTTAGATTTTTTCTACGACGTATGTTGTAGTTGTAATCTAAATTAGTTGTCAATAACGAAACTGTTTTATTGACGTTATCATAGACAAGATCTCCTCCCCATAATGAACGAACATTGTTCAAGTGGTCGATTCGGTTTTTTCTTTCTTCTACAATATAGTCGTTAGCTTCAAAGTCACCTTCAACGTTTAATACAGTCCATCCAGTTCCTGAAACCATTCGTTCCATAACTTGACGTGGCATGGCGTTCTCTATCGTAATCGGCGGCATGATAGAATCAAAGATGATGTCGTACCAAGCTGCCTCACACATGACATCGAAGACGACCCCCGATTCATTCTCTACTTGAGAAATGTCTCGTACATATAAACGATTGTAAGGTACATCATCGCCTCTGTAATGCAAGTCTACTCGATATTCATTGTCGATCCAACTAGCCTTATCACTATTCCGCAGTTGAAAATTCAGGACTTCTTGTCCATCAGTACTATCCTGTAAATTAAGTGAAGACAAATCTTCTGAGGTTAAGATAACTGTTAAGTTGTCATTGTTATCATAAACTCTAGGTTCTGTAATTAGACCAGTTAATTCAGGGACATTGTCTAACATAATGCGATCAAACGATACAAAGCTAGGTCCTGTAGGATCAACAGGTTCTACAGTTACTAATAATTGAACATATGTGTTAGCTGGACTTACAAGAGTACCTGATTCACTAATTGGTTCCCAAGAAGAGAACGTAGATCCATCTGCGGAAGATCGCGAGAAAACTGTAGTGACGGCATTTGTTGATGCTCCGTTTACAGTCAAGTGAGCGTCAGATATCTTTGCCACTGAGTTTAACAATGGCGATAAATAAGTACCTTGAGTACTTCCTTCAGTTAATGTTAAAGTTCCATTATCGACAGACAAGTCAGATATCATAACACTTCTTGTCTCAAGATAAAATCTGACAATATCTTGACTTGGATTAGCTACATCTTCTAAATAAAGTTTTTTCAAATTACCTTTGAAGTAATTATTCTTACCATCACTACCAAAGATTAAAGTATCTTGATTTGCTAAGACATCTTTAAGTGAAAATACTTTTGTTTCATCATTGACAACTAGTGTAGCAAAGTTGGAATAGTTATTGATAATCAAAGATACGTAATATTCTTTGTTTACTTCCATGATGTGGAAAGGTCCTTCTAAAGTCTTTCCTTCAATTTCAAGATAAACTGATCCGCTTTGCATGTATACAGCGAATTTATTTGTCTTGAATAAATACTGTGGAGCTATTCCCATCTGATTAAAAGTGAAAACTCCACCAATAGTAAAGTTCACAACATTTTCCCAAATAGCTTTATCTATTACGTAATGAGTCCCGTTAATAGTATTTCCACAAGGTTCTGTATGTTCGACTATAGGGTTACCAACTAACTTACCTTCAAAGCCATGACCTGAATCATCTTTGAAAGTTTCATTGACTAAAGTCCAGTTAGCTCTTGTGTTTCTGCCATTTACTGGTCGTGCTCCGATGTAAGAATTAATGTCATATAAGATTGGCGCTACCATTATTCCCACCTCGAATTCGGATATATTTGAATAGATAAGTATCGGTTAAAAGATAGTGGATCATAACCAGTTAGTGTTACGTCATAAGTTGTCTCCGGTAAAAAATGAGGGAATACAGTACTTACAAACGGCAACGCGTTCTGTCTACGACCATCCGCACGATCAAAGAAAGCTGTCGATCTTCGGCAGTCGATCGTAAGGGTATCTCCTTCTTGTAAAGTATAATTAGTAGGCAAATCAATTACGAACTGCTTGTCGTAATCATTTAGTTGAGAAATATTGAATGTCAACTGAGTTAAGTTATGTCCTTGAATAACAATTGTTGGGAATGTTTCAGCTAGACCAATATTAGCAACTGTTGTGCTCAAATTCTTATTATCAATAATTCCGGGTGTCTCACCTACGTCATACATGAAGGGGTCGTTTACTTTCATTTCTAAAGTAAAATAACCTTGAGATACTAACATATTCATATCTTGCTGACCACCACGTCTAACAGCTAAGTAATATTTATCAGGTTCTAAGTCGGATATGAGTCGTTTTGCTTTTTGTCTAGGAGATAACCAAGCAGCAATTCTATGACGTTTTTGTCGTAAATCGGCTTCATTCTTTGCATGTAATACTAGTTCGAATTGTAATGAAATTGGATCTAATCCTAAAAAGTCACTATACGTTTCATCCGATCTTAAAGCATTATCATCAGCTGTTCGTGATCCAGACAAAATTGGTATAGGTGATTTTAATAACCACATATCAAAATCTCGACCTGAATGTAACCCGTCATAAGTAAAGCCGAATGTGTCTTTTGGTAATAATCCAGTGATTCGCATACGCCCACTCCTTTCTTATATTATTATACTATATAACAAAGAAACGGTCCCTACCTTTAATTAGGTAGGAACCACAATTCCTCGAGCTTTATTTCGATTTGTTAAGTTTTGTTGAAGCTGTCTTGCTAATGTTGAAACACTTTCTGTAGTAGTCATATTAGCTTGTCCAACTAATGGTCCGTAGAAATTGTAGTACATATAGTTGCTTGCACCTTGTTGGATCCTACTTTCAAAATCAATGTCTGAGTTAATACCTGTAATGGCAGTTTTTAGATTGTCATATAAGGTAGAAACATCTGGATTGATATAGAACGTGTCCATTAAGTTCTCAGCTAATTTGTCTGCTGCGCTAATTGCTTCTTGTTCTCCGTCAGTAATACCTAAAGCTAAACCTCTTGAGAACATGATACCAATTTCTTTCCGAGCTCTTCTTGATGGTGATTTGACTTGCAACTTACTCTTCGCTGCAGCAAGGGCTTCTTGAGCTACTGCCATAGCAGCACCTGTAATAGCTCCCGCACCACCTCGAATACCTGAAGCAATACCAGATGAAGTATTGTAACCGACATCATACCATCCACCAACACTAGAGTAACCACTCTTGGCTGCACTAGCATTTCCTGAACCGGCAGATCTCATGTCGCTATCTCCACTAGATACACCACTAGCAGCACTGGCAGTAATCTCTTCCCCAGCAGATCTTGCTCCAGATTTACCATTCTTAATTTCGTTAGAATAGTCTTTAGCTTGTCGCTTACCTGTATCAGGGAAGTACTTACTCTTCGAATCAATACCGTCAATAACTGTTCCAGACAAGTATTTACCAGCTTCATCAAAGTCACCTGACTTCAATGCTGTGATAAAGTCTTTCTGACCTTTATCCCCGTTCTTAAACATATCAGGAGGTAATTTTTGAATGATACCAATAATCTCATCATTCACCATTGCTGCGGCACCTTCGTAGTCACCATTTTGAATAGCTGTTACAAAGTTCTGTGCTGCATCTCCACCTTTGATTGCCATGACTTGAGCGAAGCCACCCATTGCGTCTTCAATCAAACCTGTCTTAGAAACAAATGCTGTATACAATGCTGCCAACTGAACATCTGACAATTCACCCATTGCAGAAATACCTTGTCCCCAAGATTCAGCTGTTAACGTACCATTGTTAGCCATCAATTCAATCATTTGACTACCCCAAGCTGCAAGGTTTTCTTTCATGATATTGTTTTGATTGATTTGTTCATCAATCTGAATTTGATAGTTAGCTTTTTCAGTTTCATTAGAAGCTTCCCGTTTAGCTTTACGAAGCTCTTCTAAAGCATTTTCTCCTTCTTCAAGGGCTGTTGCTCTTTCTGCATATGCAGATTTTAGAACCTCGATAGCTGTTTGCTGTTCTTGGGCGGCTAATTCTTCACCTGATTGAATACGCAACAATTGTGCTTGGACATACAATTCATTCTGAGTAGCTAATTCTTGTCGAATTGCTTCAGTTTGTTGTTGTAATAATTCACGTTGTTGTTCAGTTAATTCAGTACCGTCAGCCCACTGATTGCTCTTCAAGATAGAATTGTAATCGCTGTAAGTAGCTAATAGCAACTCATTATTTCCTTGAATAGCTTTGACGTATTCTTCATTAGCTTGTTGTAAAGCTTGAAGTCGTTCTTCACCCGACAATTGTTCAGCTGCGGCTATTGCTTCTGTCGCTTTCTGCGATGCTGCCGCCGATTGCTCTTGATACGTTGCATACAGATCAGCCACGTTTTGTAAGAACTTCTTGGTTTGATCAGATAATGCTTCGCCTGTTGCATCAACTGTGTTCATCAAGTTTTCAGTTACAGCTGTGCTTGCTTTTTCAAGTGAAGACGCTGTAGCTTCTGATGCCGTGTTGATATTGGTTAACATATTCTCAAACTCATTGTTACTTACTTTAAATGTCTTAGTTACTTTCTCTGTAGCTTCGGCTGTTTTACCCATATTCTTATAAGTATTAATTAAAGCAGAATTTGCAGGGTCAAAAGCACTTGCAATGTTCTTACCAACACCTTTGACATTGTCTACTAATGCGGCAGAACGTTCTTTGACTGCATCGAAGTTACCTACCATAGCAAAGCCAATAATTTCAACAGCATTAGATACTGCCATGAAAGCATTTAACAAGGCCATAGCTAGATTGATCGTAATACGAATGATATCCGCAGTTGCTGCCAATGATGATATAAATGTATACCACACGGCAGCCCCTATGATCTCTACTACACCTTTCAGTATATCTACAAGAGGTTTCCAGGCATTCGTGTTACTCTCAACAGTATTTCCTATTTGTGAGAAAGTATCTTTTATTGCATTCCAGAAACTAGATAATAGTTCCCTTACTTGGTAAGTGTTTTCATAGAAAGCTAAAGCCATAGCACCTAATGCTGCGATCACTACCGCAACAACTGCTGCAATAGTTCCTAATCCAACTACAGCTCCTCCTGTTGCTCCTCCGAGTGCAGTCATTCCTGAGCCAGCAGATCCTAATGCTTTTCCAAAGAATGGAAGACCAGATCCACCAGTCATTAAAGCGCCCATCTTAGTAGCAAAAGGTGATAGACCATTAGTAACAGAAAAGCGAAGTGCTTTAGAAAATGTTGGCAGAGTTTTACCACCAATGATTAACATCGGTCCACCAATAGTAGCTAATGCTGCAGCCACCATTGCTGACTTTGCAATGAACATTTGTGTTTCTTCATCTAGATTAGCAAAACCATTAGCCATTTTTTCTAAGGCTTGAATAAACGGCTCTGCTGAATCAATGATCTCAGATAAAGCCTGTTTGAATACATCACCAACAGTGATTGCCATATCATAGAATCTGTTTTTCAACATCTGAACTTTGGAGTCAAATGTTTCATAACGTTTATCAGCTTCTGCAGTTAAGGCAGCATTTTCACGCCATGCTTTGTTAGACATTTCTACAGCATCGTTAAATAATTGTTGAGCCCCACCGACACGAAGCAAGGTATCCCGCAGACGAATTTCTTTGATTCCCATGTCATCAAGTAAGTTGATTGCAGTTGTACCTTTCTCTTCGGCGTGACCTAATCCTTCAACGAAGGCTGCGATAGCACCTGTAGCATCTTCTTCAAATGCTTTCTTAAATTGTTCTGCTGACATGCCGGCAATATTAGCAAAGTCTTCTAAGTTCTTAGAGTTCTTAATTACGTTGTTCAACTCATCAGAAGTCATACCAATACTTTGAGCTAAGCCGTTAAAGTCAGATGAAGCATTCGCAGACATTAATTCTAAGTCACGAATACTCATTCCTGTTTTTTCTACAACTTCTCTAGCAGGTTCTAAACCAGTAGAGGTAGCTACTTGCATGTTGATCATTGCTTTAGAGAAAGCAGATCCACCCATTTCAGCTTTGATACCTAATGAAGTTAATGCCGTAGAGATACCCAATACATCAGCTTCCGAAAGACCTATTTGATCTCCGGCCGCTGCCAGACGTAATCCCATGTTAACGATTTCAGTTTCTGTTGCAGCAAAGTTGTTACCTAATGCTACGATGGATGAACCTAATCGTCCTACATCATTACTACTAGTACCCATAATGTTTGAGAATCTAGCTAAGGCCGTTGCAGCCTCTTCAGCACTCATATTAGTAGATACACCAAGCTTGATCATTGTCTCTGTAAAGCTGGACACGTCTTCTGTTTTGATACCTAACTGACCAGCAGCCTCAGCTACTCCTGCAATTTCAGAAGCTGTAGCTGGAGTTACTTTAGCTAAGTTACGTAAACTTTGTTCTAAATCATCATAAGATAGAACGACATTTCCGTTTGAGTCCTCTACTTCATCTACTGTTTTCTTGACACCAGCAAAAGCCGTTTCCCAATCAGCAGCAGCAGTAACAAGTCCTTTAATACCTAAAGAAGCCGTAGCACCGACCGCAGTCATTACTGTACCAATCTGAACCATTGCTTGGCCGACCTTTTCAGTAGTTTTCTGGGCCGCTTTTACGGCTTTATCGTATTCTTCTCTTTGTTTTTGAGCTGACTCTTGAACTTTCTGATCAGCTTGATTGAACATTGCATTAGCACTATTCAAATCGCTTTGCAGAGTATCAAGTTTTAACCTCATTTCAGCATAAATGGAACCTAAGTTAGTAGCCATGGATTTACCTCCTTTCTAAGTTAATTAGAGGAAATCAGGCACATTACCCTTTTGTGGTGCGTCAGGTAAGTCAAGTTTTTCCCCATCAGATAATCGCTGTACTATAATAGTACAAGCTGAGTCAAGATCATAAGCAGTTGTTTGACTCAGCCCTGGGAAAAAGTCGCTAGGACGACAACTCCATGTTCTAGCATTAGCTATTAGCATCGTCATCTGGGCTGGATCCTTCACGAAAGGGTAACATCGATAATGTATCCCCCATAGCCCATTGGAAAATAGCCATTTTTTGACTCTGCAAAAGATCGATGCCTTTTTCTTTAAATTCAGCAGCAGAAGGTCTAACTAAAGCTTTGTAAGCAACTTTGTCAACCATTTCCAGCATACGATCAGCAGTTTCTTGGTCGTTATTAATTTGATCTTCAAGTTCTTTAGCAACTTCGTCAAATTTTTCTTTGTCTTCGAATAATTCGTTAGCTGCCCCTTGAAGAGATGTGTTAGCTTGGAACATACCTTCTCTAGCTAATTCAACCATGTCCACCTGCCGGACCATAACTGTCATTGTTTGACCTTTACGAAATGATGGAATGTCTAAAGGTTCACCTTCGTTTACCATTTCAAAAATTTCGTCAATACTTACAATATGCTTACCTTCTTTGCGCATATTTTTGATTTCATTAATTACCGTCTTGTTGTCGCTCATTATACTAATCCTCCTTAAGAAATTTCTGCTGGTGTAACTGCCTCTGTTGGAAGAGCATCCACGAGTTTTTTACGAACAGCAGGGATATTTGTTTTGGTGTTTTCTGAACCAGTGATAGTAAAGGCTTCAGCAGCCCATGTTTGATCTGCAAAGGACATGTTAGGAACAGTACCTGTACAGTTAGGACTTGTTACACATAAGTAACCATCCTTACGTCCACCACTTGTGTAGTTAGAAACGAAAATGTCGATTTGGAATGGAACCCGATCATCGGATTCAGCCATCATAGGCGCATCCCAACCAACAGCTTTTGTAACTGCATCAGGTTCTACACCAGTAGTTTCGGTGATTAATTTACCACCAGCAATGATTGTTGACAACTGAGCATCGAAACGCGCATCAGTGAAACCAATCGAAACACCCGTAATTTTAGAATCTTCTTGCAACGTTACCAAAATACGATCTCCGCCACGTAAGTTATCAGATTCAGCATCTGACATTGTAGCTTCAACAGTAGCTTCCTGAGATGTATCCACCCAGTATTTTTCTGGAGTAGATGGAAGAGAACCATCAGCGTTTAAAACTGTGATAAGAGCTCCCCGGACACCTCGTAGGTAACCAGTTTTAACTTGTTCTTGACGAGCCATGTTAGTTCCTCCTTGTTCTAGCCTCGAATCTAATCGGGCCGTTAGTTATTTTGTTTAACGTTTGATCTAAATAAAAATCACTAATCATAGTGACTTTGTAATCAACAAAGCCTTGTTCAAAAGTGTCATTATAAGGAACATCTAATGCTAAGGCTTTGATCAATTGATCCGTAGCTTCTTCTATGCGACTGAAATCTCCTGGTTCGTCATAGATGTAACAGTTCAATCTATTAATGTAAGCACCAGGCGTAATGTCTTCACCTTGGTTAGGAGATATAACCATGTAAAAATCCTCTTGCTCATCTGGATTGACTGTGTATGGTTGATAAATCTTATTCTCTAAAATAGGAATGTTTGCTCTACAATGTCGAATCAGTTCCTGGATCAAAGTCAACCACCTCTACTGCCATTCCAGAACGCACTAACGAATTCACAAGTGACTCCGGCAGATGATCAAGGGACTGACCACGTTTAACCTGAAACTCGACTTGTGGATCAGAGTCAGTTGCACGATAGTAATGTACTGAAGTTACTAACGCTTTAATCTGAGGCTTTTTAGTTTTTGTAGTGTCTTTAGGTTTTACCATTTTTGCTTACCTCCTTTAATTGCTATTCCAAATTCTTTGATACTCTTGAAACATGCCTGGCGTTAAAGCATTCATGGTAGGATCGAGAATGGCGAACCGCCCTCCATGATCTCTTTCCAAGTATACTCCGTAGTAAGGCATTTGTGCTAATACAACAACAATCTCTTTTGAATTTACTTCAGAGGAACCAGTCAATTGATTTCTGGCGTCACCTGTTCTGTCTGTCCAAGGAGCATTTGCTTTTGCATAAGTTTCTAATGCTTGTGCATGTTGTGCTGCTTTACTTGCAAGCTGATCAATTTTACTATTGATATGCTTGTTAAGATTTTGATTTACTTCGACCGATCCAGGCATTTATTCCACCTTCTTCAAATAACATTGGTAAGAAGCAATTTGGCCTTCAGCAAAAGTAGGAATGATCCCTTCGATTGAAAAGTTACCAACTGAGCATTTAAAGGAATCACTTATGTTTGAAGTAGCTTTGACGTCCGCATCCCACGGAGCTAGCATAATATAGTCCGCTTCAATGGCTTTACCACCAATAACAACAGTTTTTTGAGGTGTTCCTAATAGATAAATACGTACGGTTTGAGCTGGGAGCGTAGTAGATACAGTACTAAGACCTCCACCATCATTCCGCTTCTTCTCCGAACGTACAATCTCAATTTGAATAGGATCCATATTAATGTGAGTTGAAGCATCGGCACGTCTTTGTTCTAAGCTAATCACCAGTCCATACCCATATGATCTTGAGTCAACCTTGAAATGTCTACCGATCTAGGACCGCATTTGCGACCTTTTTCACCTGCGGGTGTAGCTCTCACCATTCGTGCAGGACTTGCTTTGTCAGAATAGAATTGGTACATCTTCATAAAGTAAGCGTAGGCATCTTCGGGACTTGAGTAGTTGTAAGATTCGGCTCCAACTGAATAAGAAGTTGTAGCACTGGGATTCACACTAGCCGCCTTTTGTAACCAGAAATCGGCGGCTGTGCGATACATATTCCCATGAAATTCTTTTAACCTTGACTCAATTTCTTCGTCAGTAAATACAAATGGCGTAGAAGTATCCCCAATCATACGACGTAGTCTAGCGATTTCTGTAGGGTTAGTTTCTTGTGTAGCCATTTATATAACCTCCTTAGGCTGTTGGCAAAGTAATTTTTTGAACGTTGTCATCGATCGCGATATAAGCACCACGACGAGTACGAGCAACTACTTGAGCTTCGATCAAACGAGACAAGTCAGCTAATGCAGAATCAATTCGCAAGCCGTGTTTAACAAATTCAATCAAACCACGTTTTGGACGAATTAAGAATGCAGTACCTTTTGGCACACCTTCGTAAGTGTATTGTTTTTTACCAACAGTTGTTTCCCAACCATCGTAGAAAATAACTTCGTTGATACCAGTTACACCAGGGAAAGGAGTAGCTCCTACAGTGTAGTTAGCAAAAGCAGCTTCGATTTGAACTTGGTCTTCTGAGCTAGCTAATAGCACAGTACCGGCACGATGATCTTTACGAGATGCAGTTAAAGCCGCATTCAATGTAGCGATCGTATTACGTTCTAAAGCAAAGTCACCAGTAAAAGTAGTAACCGCAGATGTTTGGTTAGCTGCTGGGTATTCATTGTATTTAATGATTGGGCCTAAGTGTAAGTCATTCAACAAAGCGTTGTAAGCTTCACCAAAAGCTTCATTCAATACTTGCATACCAAATTGTTCGTTGTAAAGAACCATATCTTCAGTGTATTCAAAACCTGCCGCGAATGCAGTCAAGCGAGTTGCAGGACCTTTTTCAGCAGATAATGCACCGAATTTGATTTCTTCACCTTCTTGCCATTCAGTAAAGATAACGTTACCGCGTTGAGCGAATGTAGCGTCAATCAATTTTGGCAATGTAGAATCTTCGATTGTACGGTAGATAGATTTGTAAAGCAATGGAACTTGCTCACGACCTAAATCTACATCCAATACGACTTTACGTAAAAGATCTTCAGCTCCTTGAGGAGATGTTAACATTTCACCTAAAGGTTTTGTGAATTCAATTGTTTCCATTTCCCCATTTACTACTTCAGATTCGGCAACGAATTCTTTACCAGCAATTGAGAAAGGTAATTCTTTTTTATAACTTTGTCCAGCCTTTGCAGCTAACAAAGTATCATGACTTGTAATTTTAACCATTGACTATTTCCCTCCAATCTTTTCTTAACCCTGAGGTAAAAGAATTCCCCAAGTTACACCATTTGCATCACTTTTTTCAGTTACTCGCAAGTAAGCTGGATCAGCCGGAACTTCTTCTGCTGCAGCCGCAGCTACTTGGAATTTACCTGCTGAAGTGTAAGTAATTAAATCTCCTACTTGTGCTGTTAAGCCTTCTTCAGAAAATTCATATTCAGCTTGCTCAATGTTGATAACCATGTTATCCCCATTCAAAGCGTTACCAATTACGAATCCGTGGAAGCCATTAACAACTGCGAAATCACCATCGTTATAATCTTTGTCGGCTACAACTTTGACGGATTTACCATCAGACACCTTTGTACGAATTGCCATGTTTGTTTCCTCCTTAATATCCAATCGAACGTTTTACTTTACGTACGTTGGTTGATTTTTTGCTATTGCGGTTGTCTTTTCCACCACCAAAGCTTTGATCAGTCATCAAAGTATCGAAGACATTTTTGATTGATTCTTTGCCTAAGTAAGTATCCATTTCACCTACAATAGCTTCTTTGTCAGTTCCTTCAAAGTGGAACATTTCTGCAGCTAATTTTTGTGCTGCTTCGTTGTTAGGAATTTTTTCTTTGATGACCTCATCGATCAATTCCTCTTGTGTTTTATCTTCTCCGCCTTCTGGATCAGCTTTAAGCTTTTCTAGGGCGGCATCGATTTCTTCTTGTGAACTTTCTGCTGTGACTCCCAATTGAGATAAGAGGTGCTCAAGATTTTCAGGAATTCGGTTAGTGTTATCTTCTTTTCCTTTGTCATCGTCCTCACCCTTCTTGTCTTCTGGGATTAGCGCAGCAAATTCTTCAGGAGTAATTTCTCCTGCATCTAACTTAGCTTTTAATTCTGCTAACAATTGCTCTTTGTCCATAGGTTCTTCATCCTCCTTCATTTCGCCTTTGATCTGTACATCAATTAATTGTGTAGGCATTCCTGGTCTACCAAGTGGCGTCCAGTCAATACTTAATAAGTCACAATCAACTACCTGTGTTTCTCCGGCTACTTTTTTAAGTTGCATTTTTCCAAAGATCGAAACTTCCTTAATTCGTTTAGATTTAATCCAACGACGTAAGTCCTTTTCTTTCGGATCCACGTAACCTCTGAAGAAGCCTGCTTGTTTTGATTCGTCATAGATAGCTCCGATCCAGTGAGTAGCAGGATCTAAGAATTCGGTTGAAACATTCTCGGCTTTCTGATGACCTTTAAATCCCGCAGCCGTTCTATCAGCTACTTGATTTACAATCGACTTAATTGCCTCCACTGTGTAATTCCATCCGCGTTTTGATTTAGACGCAGGAATCTCAACCACTACTTCCATAGGATGTTCATCTCCAGCAGTCAATGCTTCATAATCTACTGCTTGAGACACTGGAATAGAATTGACATCTACTTGTGATATCGTAACAGGGTCACTTTGGATTTCTCCAGCGATCGTTGCGCCATCACGGTACTTTTCTAGAAATTCTTTTAAATCCATTTTCTCACCTCCCTCGAATAATCTATCCTAAGATAATTATACTATAATTGCTAGGTACCGTCACTAAATAAATAATAAAAAAGAAGACCCGAAGGTCTTCAATTATTTTTTCACAGGAGCATATGGTTTACCATAGCTAGGCGTATCAGTTCCGCGTTTACCTGCTTGAACAATTCCTTTTACATCTGTTTTCTTTTTGCTCTCATTTGGCTTGTTAGTGTACTTAGGCATGAGTGTTCACCTCCTTAAAATTATGGTGTAAAGGTTTTAGAACCTGTGAAGTATTGTCCACCAGTGTATCCAGTTATAGATCCAATAGTTGTCATATCTCCATAGGCTGTAACATAAGATGAGGTGATATTAATACCATTAGTGTTATTAGCACCCCACAAATTACCGATACGAAATGTTGTTGAGAATCCACATAGTACAGCTGTCTTAGCATTAGCTACATAGTTGTTATACATAGCTCCAATAGAACTGTGGATAACAATATTAGCATTCCAATCAGCAATGTTTTTTGTATTAGTTGCAAATCGGCATCTATCGATAGCAATATATCCTGAACGGTCAGCATATAAGGAAGCTCTTGAATAACTTGTCTGATCTACTCCACCAGTATTAACAATGTTAGCTGAGTTAGCAGGATCAACAAAAGTAATACAACGTAATCCAATATAACCACGAAAATCTCGAAAGGCTATCTGTCTAATTTTAACAGGTGAGTCAGTAGTTTGTACATTGTAATCAGCAGGAACACCTAAAGAATTAAATTCTACTGAACGCCAGAAGCGACCAAATAATCTAATGTCTTCCATATAAGTACCAGCTTTAATATTAAAGATAACATTCCATGGAAGAAAATAAGGTAGATAATCAACAGCTCTTTGAATAGTTCTAAAAGGCTTCGCCTCAGTTCCATCCGCAGTCGAATCATTGCCTTCTGTACTACTAATATAAATAGTAATAACATTATCAGCCTCAGATAACCTACGATAGATATCATGCAACTCGCTAGCTAAACTATCTATGTTACCTTGTATAGTACCCATCTGAGCTACTAATGCATTATAGTCTGCATCGATACGAGCTTTCAGATTTGCTTTAGCTAGTCCATCACTAGTAGCAGTTCTAGCATTGGTAACTTCAGTAGTTAAAGTAGCTAGATTATTTTGTAATAAAGCTACAGCACTAGATAATTGCGCGGCAGTATCTCCATCTAAGTAAGTTTGTACGTTATTCCACCAAGCCATAAAATCATTAAACAATTGATCTTTACGAAGCTCAGCATCAGCATAAAGGTCTACAAACTTGGCACGCAGTGTTTCAAAGTCATGAATATAAAATTCTTGTTCAGCAACAGTCACACGATCGATTAATGATTGCTCAATTTGGAATGAGAATATAATAGAACCGATTCGTCCTTGAGTATCAGCTACAGTCAGTTGCCCTAATGCTTTACCTGGATGTCGTAAGACTGCTTTAGGTAATGAATAAGTAATCTTACCAGTTTGAAGATTTATGGCAGCTGGATCAGACATTTGGAATTTAGATTCGTCTTCAGTAGTAACAACAAAGAAATGATCTAATCCTTCTACGGCAATTCTTTTCTTAGTAGAAGCATCAATTAAAGTAAAGGCAAAATCAACAGCATTCCAGTCACCTGAAAAGACTTTAATGTTTGTTGGTCCTACTTTGTTAATGACATTATCGATTTCCAAAGTCATGTCAATACGCTTAGTTACCATTCCTCAGGCCTCCTTTTAGTTTTCTTACTTATATTATATAG